GCTGTGTGTTCAATATGTTACCCACTCGCTTTGAAGAAACAGAAGAGCTACTGACCCGTATACGAAGCAAGTACCCTAGTGTCAGCATAGAGCGTAGAATGCTGTTTGAAGATCCTGCGGTCAATCATGCACCCATGCAGTACACAGAAAGCCAGCAGGTCAAGCTGGTTAGACAAAGCGGCGATATACGCATCACAGATAACTCGACGATTAGCTACACAGACTACCCTACTATGATCGCAGATAAATCTAATCGGTTCGAAGGCTTTCAGTGTAGCTCAGGGCAGGAGCAGTTTATAGTAGATGCCTGGGGTAGAGTGGCTCGTGGACACTGTCGTCAGGGTGGGCATTTAGGTAGTATAGGCGGCTCAATCAAATGGCCCACCGAATCTATAACATGCCGTAAACCCAGCTGTGACAATGCCTTTGATATACTGGCTACAAAGATCAGCGGGTGAAGTTATTAAACGAACGCTCTACCATCTTGGTGCGTTCAGCCTTGTTCTTAGCACCTAACACCACAATAATATACTGTTGACCCTCCTGTTCTAGGGCCATTGCCACACACCATCCGGCCTTGCTGGTTAGGCCTGTCTTGCTGAGTACAGCGTTATCATAGGCACCTAATAAGGGACTGTTGGTATTGTTGATCTGTATTTTAACAGGCCGTTTCTTACCAGGCACTTCAATCTCTGTATGCTTGATCACAGTGGTCCTACGCATATAGTCCTGCTTGAGAGCTTCGGTGACTAGAATAGCAATGTCGTGAGCTGAACTTATATTGTTGGGGCTAAGACCACTTGCATCTTCAAACTGTGTGCTCAACATGCCCATTCTACGAGCCCGTTCGTTCATTTCACGAATAAACTCTTCACGACCCCCGGGGTAGTCTCCTGCTAGTGTTTCTGCCGCTGAGTTGTCACTGCGAACTAGCATAGCAGTCATTAGTTCTCCACGAGTGTAACTGCGAGCAGGCAACACAGTTGACCAGCGTCGATTTAAGGGAACAGGACGCTCTAAAGCAAAGCCTGTGTCAAGAGCAACAAGGGCAGTCATTAGTTTGGTAATGCTGGCTAGGGCTCGTTGTTCTTGTGTGTTCTGTGAGATCAGGGCGTGGCCTGTAGTTGTGTTTAACAATAAGAGACTGGGCTCATTTCGAGCCCAGGCTGTGTTCACAACTAATAGAAGTGCTATTAGTATTTTCATCAATTATTTAATGATAATTCCTCAAACTCTCGACGCAGTTCTTCTTCTTGAAGTACACGGCGCAGGAGTTGTTCTACAAACTCGTTCAAGGTAAGATCCTGTTCGTGTGCCATTTTCATAAGTTCAAACATTTCGTCATTTTCTAGTTCTAATGGTACACTGACACGAGTATCGTAGTCCTCGCCCGCCTTGATAGCTAGACACTTTTGAATAAAGTCGTCGTCTGTTTCGAGATCAACATAGTCAACATCGTCCCAGGCCATATCTTTATTGACATCACGCTTGCGAGCTTCCTTCTTGGCTTTCTTTTGAAAGTCAGGATTGATCATGCGATAGGCGCGATTGTGAACATAGTCATGTGCCTGTACTTCATAGACAGTCTGAGTCTTGGTATCGAAGATCACAGTAAAGCTATGGCCATCCTGCTCACCGTTCCATGAGTCCAACATGTGAACATCTTTGCCGTAGCAATTCCAACCAAAGTCACTGCCCTCAGTAATCTTATAGTCTACAATTTCCATCCATTCTTTTAGGGTAATCATTTTGTTTCCTTTTCAAGTTTAGGTGCAATTTTTGCAAGTTCATCATCTGTGGCATAACGAACAGGAGGATTCAAATTCCAACTATCTGCAGAGAATATTCTAACAGGTTTCCAGTACTTGGATATGATATTGTTGACTGCAACAATGGCCGCAACAACAACTATAAAGCCTAGGGCTGTTAGAATACTTCCGGCCAAAAATACAGCCGCTTGATCCATGTCCATATTATTTGTTCATCATCAAGGCATTGAAGTTGCTAGGCACCACAATGGTCTGTACCCGGCCGTTCTTGATGCCTTCACTGATGTTCAACATGGCCTGTGCCTGCATAAATGCAATTGAGCTAGAGCTGTTGTTAGCCAATGCTGCCATACGACGGCTTTCGGCTTCGGCAGTCTTGACTTCAACTTCCTTCTGTTTCAATTCATTCTTGCTTCGAACCAATGCGTTAGCTGATTCAACGACTGAGTCTGCTGGCACAACATTACGAATCAACACTTGACTAATCATAATAGTACCGTCCAACTTTTCTTCTGCCAAGTTGCGAACGATTTCGTCCTGGATGAACTTTTCCATTTCACTACGCTTGTCAGCCATATCCAGTGCTTCGTACTTGCGAGCAGCCTTGTAGATAGCGTTGCGAGCATTTTGAACAATGTAGTTGTACATCACATAGGTATCACCTTTGAAGTCAGCGTGGAAGGCCTTGTTCTTAGTTGAATACAGTTCCGCCACCTGTTGTGGATTGATGTTATAGACAACCACAGCATCAAAGTCTTTCATTGTGCTATTGTCAGCGGCCACTGGAGTCATATCGTTCAGGGGAACATTGACATCCTTGATAGGAAATGTAAGCACATCACCGATTAGGGTTTGATTGAATGAGCCAGGCAAGAGTTCACCTGACTGAACCTGCTTGTCAAAACCAACTCGCACACCGACTTCGCCGGTTTCAATACGAGTACAACCTGTTGCCAACACGGCAGCAGCCAAAATAGAGAGAGTGAAAATACGCTTCATTGTGTGCCTTTAAAATAAAATAACGATAATGGTCATTACTAGAACAGCTAGTAATGCAACAAGTATACTATAGAACGCTGTCTTTGTCAATGACCACTGTTCTTTTCTTTCCATCTTTCGCCAAACAGTAATGCCAAAGTGAATCAGGATGGCAAAGATGGCAAATGCTAACCAAAGTCTAATCATAATTTCTCTCCGCAATGTGGACACAGTTTGGTATTGGCATTACGCATTTCTTTCAGTGTGCGGTTTAGTTTACGAGCATCAGCAGTAATCCTGCGTATAGATTTACGATCTCTATCGTGTTTGGCTTTGCCCAGCTCTTCTTTAAGGTGTATCTTCATTTTATTCAAACGACCTTCAAAGATTTCAATAAAGCCCGTTATGCCCGGGCTTTTGTCTAAGGGTGTACCACTCATATTACTTTGCCCAATCCTAACCAAATTAACTGTTCAAGTTCTGTTTGGTAGTCCCTGCCTTGTCGACGCTTGAGCCAAATGGTTTCTAGAATCTCTTTGCCATCGCCGTAGTCTGTGGCACCCGCTCCACGGCTTTCCAATTCTTCAATGAGGTCATCAGTTTCGAAGTCTGACAGATCAACATCAACTTCAACTTCTGTGTAAATTGTCTTAAACATCATGTTCCTTTCGTGCTTTACTATAATTAAACCAACCCAACACTTCTGCCGCAGGTCGCTTGGGTTCTTGAATAACCTTTGTGAGGTGCTCTTTCATAATGCGTTTGAGATAGGGATACACCGGGCCATCGCAGACCTTTAGATCCCATGCTCTAGTGTTAAACGCATTACTATAATACAGTCTAGCATAGTCTTGTTCAAGAGCTGTTTTCATCTCAGGCGTAGGATAAATGCCCGAAGCATACTCCATTGCCATGCACAGAGCCATCTTGTGTGGTATCACAACACCATTCCAATAGACAAGATACTCATCACACTTTTCAATATACAGTATGACTGGTTTAGGATCCAATAGGCTCCACGATTGTTCTGCTCTCATCAATAACTCCTAACTCGTTCTGGATGGTCGTGAATAAAACTGCTGTGCATATTATGAAATTGATCAAAGGTCTTGAGCCGGTCAGGATCAAAAGGCAATTGATAAGTGCTCAACCAAGTTTTGATTATGCTAATGCTTTGCTCAATGTTAAAGACCTGCATGACTGTTTCAAAGTGCTGATCTGCAACTTTAAACATGGCCTTGTAGCGTAGTCTTTTACCACTGTTGAGAACTGTCAACATCTCTTGGCCTGCACGATGAGCATAGTCTTCTGGACCTTTAAGCAACAACATAAGTCGCTGTTCTTCAGAAAGCATTGTTGTAGTCCTCATCTAGGGCGAACTCCCATTTGGCTACGGGATTGTTCTGCACAGCTTCTAGCAGGCCTCCCACAGGACGATAGCCGTAGGTCCAATACTTGACCACACGCTTGAGAGCATCTGGAGTCAAGGGCAGTTTCATACGCAGATTTCGTTCGCGGATGTCTCGGGCAGTTTGTTTGCCTAGTACCCAATTGTTGCCACAGGTGCCAATCTCACAGACTGTCATATCAAAGTTACTGATAACATCTTCTAGGCTAGTAAAGTATCTACGCTTGATCACCTGTATGGTCCAGGTCTTAGAGCTGTCGTTCTTACTCCAATAACTGAGTGTAGTTGCGTTCTCGCTTTCATATCTGCGAGACCAACGGCCAAACTCTTTGATGCGTTCAATAACAACTTCAGCCTGCGCCTGATTGGCACAGAACACATCGATGTCACTTTCACCCACAGGCTGACCCTGCCACCATCGCAAGGGCGCACCTCCAGCAATCCACGGACCTCGTTCAATGTCAGGCCAGATCAATGTAATAGGTTCGCTGTCTGCACGATGTACCGTGGGAAAGTCCACAACATCCACAGGCTGGTCATAGTTCGCAGTCTTTGTTTGAACAGTAAACTCTCCAAACAGTTCTTCAAGGGTGCTGAGTACATTAGGCATTAGCTGATCCTTCCATTTTTAATTGCTTTAAGTAGAGCATAAAGTTCTTTACTGTTCTCGGGGCAGATACGAGCAGTGATACCCCAATCGATATGCACTGCGACATCTTGCAGTGTCTTGGCCTTGAATCTTTTGTCCTTGCCAGAGATAGCAACATCCCAGGCAAACACCTGTCGATCCCAATAGCTTTGATGCCGCTTGCCTGGTTTGGCTTTACGGCATTCATAGACTCGGCCTGAGCTGTCAATGATGCGCCAACCCTTGTCCACCTTGGTCCAAGTCTTGTCGGCGGTAGCTTCTGCAATGTCAGACTTAAACTCGCGTTCCTTTTCCAAGGCCACAAGTCGGTTAGAGATCTGGGTCATGTCACGGGTAGTAAGACCCATAAGTTGACATTGTACAAGAATTCGTTCTTGTTTGTCGGATAGTTTTGCTCGTTCTCTTGCCATAGTACTTCTCAATATAACATAGGTTCTGCGGTGGATTGACCTTGTAAGGCCAGCATAATTTCTTGTTGTTCAGAATAGACTAGATTGTAGTCTTCCAATATGGTTCTACGAACATCCGCAGGCAGACTGCACCAAACTTCAACATTGTTATAGCTACCGTGACTTTCACGAGGAGCATGATCTAGTATCCATCCGCCTAGACTCTTACAGGCATTGATGGTATTACTAGGATGACTGCGGGCGATTGCGCTGTGAAAGTCGTTGGCTAACACAGAGGTAAAGAAGCTGCCGGGATTGAATCCGTGTACCAAATAGTTGTACATGGGATCAGCAAAGTCTTTGGGCACATCCCATTTAGCAAATGTGGCCAGCAATAGATTACGGCTGTAGTCGGTCAGTTTCATTGTTCTTTCTTTCTGCTAATTCTCTTTTACATTGATCAATGGCCCTGTCAAGCATAAGCATTGAAATTTCTTTTGGATCAATGCCAAAGTGTTGTAGAATTATTTCACGACCTTGTCCACGACTGATCATATCACGCAACATAGGATTTAATGCTATACAACATTCTCGAATAACGGCCTCAGCAAATCTTTGTTCAAACTCTTCGTCTGAAGCATAGCGTGTGGTGTTGTCAACTGTGATTAATCTAGCTTCTTCGACAAGCATTTTAATTCGTTCGTTCATTCTTCAACTCCGAAATATCTATTAACGCTATCTTGTATCTGTTTTGCTATTTGTTTCCACCCATCTTTAGCATTCTGAGCAATCCAATACTGTCTCCAATCATTGGTTAACTCATGAGCATAGCCTCTAGCCATACTTGAACCTTCCGGCGGAGTCCATGTCCCACTCCACATAGGAATGGCGCGATCTGCCTTCCATAGAAATTCGTGTGAGTTACAATCAGTCGTCATCATTCAACTCCGAAATATTTTTTGATAGCATTCATATGATAGTCTTCGTTGTAGCCACCGACATTTTTTACGGCCTGGATACATTCCTTAACAATCAACTCAGCGAACTTTTCAGGATCATCAATGGTATACTCGGGCCAAGTGTGCTGATTGCCGCTATTGTATTGACCTCCAGCCTGTGTCCAAAGTTGTCGAATTCGTTCGTTCATACCAGATCCTTTAACACTTGTGCAAATGAGTATGCTCGACCTGTAGTATAGACAATGTTAAAACTATCATTCTCAATGTAATACTTGTTCCGGTTGCAATTTACATACTCGCCTTTATCGTCGGTATATACTTGTCGCATCTGTGTAAAGGTACTATCCACAACACCGTCAAGCATAACTCGGGTGGTAATTTTACGCTTGTTCATTCTTCAACTCCGAAATGTTGTTTAATCTGTTCACCAATCATACGACCAGTCCAAGCAGGATGTTCTTCACAAGTCACTAACATTTCCCTAACAATCAACTGGGCGAACTTTTTGCAAAATTCATCAGGAATGTTCCAAGGACCAGAGGGCATGTCTTCAACAGCCTTATCAGCAAGTTCTAGAATTCGTTCGTTCATACAATTACTGGCCTTTCAGTTGCACGGTCGTCGTGAACTTTGTAGCTGTGATTTTTGCGAACCCAATCAGCAAACGATTGTGGATGTTCAGTGAACCAGGATTTGATATCTTTTTTGGTAATATCTTCTTCGCTGGTAAACACATAGATTTCGTAATGCCGATGGGCATTGAATTGAGCACGAAGCTTCAGTGATTGGATACTAAAGCTCATAGGTTTTTCAACCTTCTTGCTTTGTTTGATAGAATCAAATAAATGGCCTTTGGCCCAATTGTCAGGATGGTGTTCTGTGATTTCTTCAAAGAACTCTACACCATTCATGTCCCAACTTACGATGTAATAACGCATGTCTGCTCCTAGTGTGTCTGTGTACTACAATTATAACACCGAATTAGCAAAAGGTCAAGTCTCTGCGTGTTCTTCCGGCTCTTTGGCTGCTTCCAATATACGGATCAATTGATCCACTCCACCGTTGGTCATGGTCAATGTGGTGTAACCCATACGGAGAGTAATCATCCCGTCCTCTGTCTTGCCAATTTGGTAGACAGGAGCCTTTTCCATTGTGCTAGGAATTGGTGCTACATATCGTTCTTCAGCTGTTTGCATAAGTTCCTTGGCTGTGCGTCGACGAAAAAAATCAAAATCAAACATGTTATTCCCTACTCAATCTAGACCAAACTAAAAACTCTTTGAAAGCATTGTAGACTGTGGCAGCTTCCTTGTCATCTACAGGAATCTTTTCGCCTCGAACATAGAAGCCATCTTCGGCAACACGAAGCATCTCTGTGCCGCCGGTGATCATTGTGATGTTGTTTGGCTCGGCACCAACATCAAAGGTAAAGTTTGGCTCATCTGGTAGTTCAACTGCCCACCGATTCATTACATCCTGCAAGGGTTGAAAGTTATAACTACTCATTGTGCTAATCCTGAAATAAGAACTTCTCGTTCGTGCATGTAAGCCACGGGCTTGAGCCAACCATTGTTGATACATTCTGCAATGACCTGTTTGTATTGTGCGGGACATTGATTGCCAACCTCAAAACCTGCTCTAGGAGTAGACATAAAGCCGTCAATGATATGGAACCCTGGATGGTCTTGTTTGATAGTCTTGACTCGACTGTTGTGCATCTCTAACATCATTTGTGACTGTCCTTGATATTGGTAAAGAGTTCTTGTTTTTCCGTTTTGTATTTGGTCCAGCTGGCTTTAACTTGATCCCAAACACACCATTTGCCACACCAGATGAACAGCGCAATCATAGGGATAGCAACTAGATATGCGTCATAGGGGTTGGGTGCAAACACACCAGCACCTGCAAAGAACGCACCTATGATGAAACCTTTTTGCCAGATTTCCCATTTGCGCCATTGCCAAACAATAAAGTTCACAACTTCTTTCACAGTTTCTCTCCTCGAGCAAAGCCACGGAAGTTTTTGAATCGTGGAAAGCGCAATGACCAAACATCGTCGCTGTCTTGACTCTTGGTTGCCGCATCAGCACGGACTTCGATAACTTGTCCAATCATGGATTCTTTGTCTACCCAAAACTCGCCTCGTTGATCATCACTAAAGCCACTGCCAACATTGACCACAATGCGTTTGCCGTCGTCGACGCCTTCGCAAACCAGTGCGCCTAGCTTGCCCACATTGCGGCCTGTGCCTTCTTCAACATCTGTAACAGTCAATGACACTTCAATAAAGGGCTTGATCTTGAGCCAGCTGGTTGAACGCTTACATTCGTATTTGGCATCAACATCCTTGACCATGATACCTTCTTTGCCAGCATCGAGGCAGGCCTTGTTGAAGTCCTGGAACACAATGGTACCATCAAATGTGTCAAGGTCAACTTCTGTGTGTGGCACAATGGTAATGCAACCTGCATCAGCAAAGATGTTTTCCCAGTTACGCAGGAAGTTCATGCGTCGGCGTTGTCCCAACACACTCTTGCCCTGCTTGAACTCTACCATAGGCAGCACATCAAACAGATGCAGTACTGCATCATCACTTTGTACATCACTCTTGCGGTGTACCTGTGTCATCAACGATTGGAAACTGGAGCTCATGATCTCACCGTCAAACACATAGCTACGACCAATCTCGTCCATGTGATCGGCAAACACTTTGGTTACATGCGGAAAGTTGTTGAGCTCTTTGCCGTTGCGTGTGTACATCTGTACAGTACGACTTTCGTAGTCCACAACTGTGAGCACACGAACACCGTCCAGCTTTTCTTGCAGGATCTTCTTGCCTGTAATCTTTGTGTCGTGATTAGCGCCATCATGTGCCAACATACATTCAAATACAGGCACAGCATATTCTGGCTTCTTGGCTTTCTTGGCCACTGTGTTTACACTCTTCTCACCAAAGCCTGCTCGCATATCTTTAATAAGAATGCGACGATACCAATCGTTCCATTGTGCCTTTGTGGCCACACCCATAGCCAGTTCAATGGCATCACGAGCATCGTGTCCTGTTAGTGTGCGGCGATACAGAGCATCAGCTAGTTCAAGGAAGGGAGCCCAAGCAAGACCTTGACCTTCATCTAGTTCTTTAATGGGCACCTGTTTAACACCAAAGCTCACAAGTTTGTCCAAACCTAAACGAAGTCCATGAAAAAACTCGTCTAGGCCTTCTTCCATTGCTTCTGCAAGTATGGCTTCTTTAGCCAAACGACTGTTGTCTGCTTCGAGACGCTGAATAATAACTTCTGGTTGTGTACGCACAAAGGCTCCTATTTCGTTTACTATGCTAATAGTATAACATCATAAGAGCCCTGTGTCAACCAATTATACGCCTAGATAGACTGCCCAGCTAGGGTGTGCCAAATGGAAACCACGCTTTCGGCGCTTTTCAACTAGATCCCAAAAGTGTGGCTTGTAAGGAACCCGTGTTGGTTTCATTTTGGTGCTAGCGGCCTTGCGATAATTGCAGGGCTTGCAGGCTGTTGCTGAGTTTTCCCAAGTGGTCTTACCACCTTTGGAAACAGGCAGAACATGATCCAATGTGGCACTTTGATCTGTGACATGTGTGCCACAGTATTGGCAAAGGTACTCATCTCGCAAGAAGATGTTACGCTTGCTCAGGCGCATGGTGCTCTTGGGCTTTTGATAGTCGTGTAGCATGACCACGGCAGGCACACGAGTTTGCCAATTGGCGGAGTGAACCACCCAATCGTCATGCCACTCTAATACCTCGACTTTATTCAGAACGAGGTATCGTATGGATTCCTGCCAATCTACAATGCTTAGTGGTAGAAGGCTAACAGGTTGCATATCTGCGTTCAGTAATAGTGTACTCATTTTATTTCAATCCAAAAATTCCCATAGCCAAGTATTTAACTTGAGCTTCATTATACACTCAGATTACTTGCAATGCAAGGAGTTTTCGTATAAACTATACAACACAGCGCAATTTTTAACTAAAGATAAAGGATATACATGTTAGTACCAATGGTAATTGAATCATCTAGCAAAGGCGAACGGGCCTACGACATCTTCAGTCGTTTGCTTAAAGAACGGATCATCATGCTAAATGGTCCTGTAGAAGATGGAATGGCCAATCTAGTTGTTGCTCAATTGCTGTTCTTGGAAAGCGAGAACCCAGACAAGGACATCAACTTGTTTATCAACAGCCCGGGCGGTGTTATCACAGCCGGTATGGCCATCTATGATACCATGCAGTTCATCAAACCAGATGTAGCTACCTATGTTATGGGACAGGCTTGCTCAATGGGCAGCTTTCTAGCACAGGCAGGATGTGCCGGTAAGCGTCATATGTTGCCCTATGCAAGACACATGATTCATCAGCCTAGTGGCGGTGCTCGTGGTATGCAAAGCGACATTGAAATCCAATACAAAGAGATCACCAAGATGAAAAACATCTTGACTGAACTCTATGTCAAACATAATACCGCAGGCAAAACTTATCAAGACTTTGAGCGTGACATGGATCGTGACACATTCATGTCAGCAGAAGAAGCATTGGCCTATGGACTGGTAGATAAAATCATCGACAAGAGGCCATAATGACTCCTACAGGTAAAATAGACAAGGGTTGGGGATTTGAAATAGTATGGGCCAACAACGACAAGTATTGCGGCAAGATACTGGTGTTTGAACAAGCAGGAGCAAAGACCAGTCTAGTCTTACACAAAGAAAAACGCAAGAGTTGGTTTGTAAATGCAGGTAAGTTTAAGCTGACCTATATAGATCCAACTAACGGAACTATGAATCAAAGTGTGTTAGACGAAGGAAAAACAGTTGACATAGCTGAACTATCAGCACATCAATTAGAAGCACTAGAACCCAACTCAATGATCTTTGAAGTAGGCAGTACTGATCTAGAAGATCGTATTAGGCTCGCGCCGGGTGACACGCAAACGAAGCAGTCAGCGCAGTAATTAGATCTTCAATCATCCCATCATCGTGAAACGGAGTGGGAGCAATACGCAACCGCTCCGTTCCTACGGCAACAGTGGGACTGTTGATTGGCTGTATGTAGATGTTGTATTCGTTGAGCAGTTCATCGCTGATGGCTTTACAGCGTACAGCTTCTCCTACTAGAATAGGTACGATGTGTGTGCTAGTACACTCCATTGCAGGCATGCCTGCCACACTTAATCGATGCTTTAGCTTACGAGCCCGTTCTTGATGTTTATCACGGATCTCATTGTGATCCTTTAGGTACTTGACCGCAGCCAGGGCACCCGCACAGGCCACAGGGCTCATTGATGTTGTGAATATAAATCCCGCAGCTACAGAACGGATGGCGTCAATGACTTCTGCATCGGCAGCAATATAGCCACCTTGGACTCCATAGGCTTTCCCTAATGTACCATTGACTATGTCAATACGGGATTGTAGCCCAAGCTCTTCAACTTTCCCACCACCGTGGGGTCCATAGAGTCCTACCGCATGAACTTCATCAATATATGTCATTGCACCATAACGATCTGCTAGGTCACAGATCTCTTTGATGTGTCCAACATCGCCATCCATACTATAAACTGATTCAAATACTATACAGGGCACATTGCCTGTGAGTTGTATACTGGTTAATATATCTTCTAGGTGATTGAGATCGTTGTGACGGAACACGGTCTTAGGCGCACGGCTATGTACCATGCCAACTACTAGACTGTTGTGATTCTCACTGTCCGAAACGAAATGTATGTTAGGTATGATCTTAGATAACGCTATCAATGTCCACTCGTTGGCCACATAGGCTGATGAGAACAGCAGGGCTTTGGCCTTGTTGTGCAGGGTGGCCAACTCGTGTTCTAGTGCCACATGATAGTGGCTGGTACCTGCTATGTTGCGAGTGCCTCCGCTGCCTGCTCCTGTGTGATCTAAGGCAGTATGCATGGCATCTAACACAACTTTGTGCTGTCCCATACCTAGATAATCATTTGAACACCAGTTGGTGATGGTCTTGATGTTGTAGGGCCCGTACCACATGGCGTTAGGGAACTTGCCCTTTTCACGAATAATATCGTTAAACACACGGTATTTGCCCGTGTCTTTCAAAGTTTTTAGCAGAGCATTAAAGGGAGCTTTGTTTATCATAGTTGAGTATTTACCGCTAAATATTACACTGGGGATTTTGAAATGGATATTATACGATTAGATGTGCCACTGTTTATACGCTTAATGGAGTTGGCTCGCGAAGATGTCAAACAGGATGCAGACCTACACGATGTTGCAGAAGCTGTGATCAAGCTGAGTCAAGAAGGCGTAGCCACTATGGCAGACTATGATCAGATCGTAGCATTTATGCAAAAGCAAGGTGATCCTGCCACTGAAGAAATCGCTCGTATCAAACAACTAGGTGGTATGCAATAATGGCCACAATTAACTACTGGGGACTATCAAAGAAAGGGTCAGTAACTGTGAACCTAACTGTTACTATTGATCAGTTGATCACAGCTATTGCCACTGACGAAGCATTGGCCACAGAATATTACACTGTCAGCAGCCTATACGATCCCAGCAAAAGCAGTCTTACTTATGGCGACAGCTCCACTACACTCACACAGTTAGGACTGGTAGATGGTGGAACTGTACTATGCACCACTAATCAGGTTGGCAGTAAACAAGAACGACAAGTGGCAAAATTAGCGATCGCAGCAAAGAAACGCTCATTAACCGACAGATACTATGCATTAACCATTGATAACTTGCCCACAAAATACACAGGCAATGCTGTCACAGATAATGCCAATGTGGGCGGATTGGTTGCTGGCCGTCCTTGGTCGGCCGCCCTTGGATAAAAAAGAAAACAAATGAGCTTCCTAGTTGCTGTTCGTCCTTGGATTTAATAAGTAAATTTTATGTACAGAAAATATATCAACATTGTAGAAGCAGCCAACAAGGGCTGTCCTATTGCCACACACGATCTAGAAGTAAATGTGAAAAACAGACAGACTGCTATTGACAAACACCACTACGGTCCTGCCAATCCTGATGAGCCTGGCAACTATTGGAAAGACGCAGCCAAGCAGTGGGATATAAACGAAAAGACTGCCAAGACAATGACCTGTGGTAATTGTGCGGCATTCAACATCACCGATGCAATGTACAAGTGCATACACGACGGAATGGGCGCAGAGGCATACGAAGCAGAGAAAACTCGCGAAGCAGCTGATCTAGGCTACTGTACTCTACTACACTTTAAATGTGCTGGAACCCGTAGCTGTCAACTTTGGATCACTGGCGGACCTATTGTAAAATAAGGAGCGAACCTTGGAAGATAACGACACAAGCTATCAAAGATTAAAACCTAAATGTGTATGCTGGTGCACCGGACACTGCGGATCAAGTTGTATGACAGATGATTGCGATTGTAATGAATGCCAGTGTAGTGATTGTCTAGACAAAAATGACAACCGTGGTTATAACTGATAGTCAGTTTGACTCTAACGGTTACTGGACAAATCCTGTAGAAAAGATAATCTATCTTCCTACTCCTGAAGATGTTGCTCTATTTGATCAGAATGGTTATGACCTCACTGATCTAGAAAAGCACTATGCCTACAGCAATTGGAACAAGCCCAAGAAACATCGCGAACATCGTATGGCGCTTAAACAGCCTTGGTTCACACAAGAACACACACTAGAAGGTGCAGTACTGAACCACAGTCTACTATTTGAACGCAAAGGTTACGCAGGTGCTGCCCTAGAAGAATTAGAGCATTGGGCACGAGCACTGCCCCTAATCAATAAAGTAATTGCCATACGCCCCAAGTGGGGATTAGACTTCTCAATGGACTATGTTGACCGACAGGGCAATGCCTTTGAAGTTCTGCATTGGGAATGGGACAGCTTTAACTATGAAGAGATACAGGCTGTTAAATTAGAGATAGAGCCCGTGCTGGCTGCAATTGATTGGCAAGATGCAGCACAGAATATCCTAGCTAAGAAAGATTCATGGCATCACTTAGACTTCTTTGCTCAGAGTGCGTGGAAGTGCAACTACTTTGGTGTACCCGAAGAACGATTCAAAATGGTTGCTTGGCGATAAATAATAGCACTTATTGGAGTTGATATGAAAAGATTTTTATTATTGTTGTTGGCAGTACCTACACTAGCATTTGCACAAGGCAAGATGCCTGCAAAGTCAGCAACATACGATGCACAAGTTATTAGAGTGAGTGATGGCGATACTATTGTAATCGCCGCCCCCTTTCTCCCACAGCCGCTCAAACCTGAACTTGCTGTTAGAATCTACGGAGTTGACACACCCGAAAAAGGACACAGAGCTCAATGTCCACAAGAAGACCAGCGAGCGCAATTGGCGAGTAAATTTACAACTCAAGCCTTACAATCCCACCCAAAGCACCAGGTTATTATCTATGGATGGGATAAGTTTGGTGGCCGTATACTGGGAGACATCTTGGTAAACGGACAGAGCATTCGTCAAGGACTTATCAGCAATGGTCATGCCCGTGAGTATTACGGTGACGCTAAACAAAGCTGGTGCAATTAATTTAAGAACAGAACATCTACCTTAGGAACGCTTGCGTTACTTAGATGTGCCCGGCTGCTGGGCAGAGCGTTATGGGAGTCGTGCCCCGGAATGGCGTTCTTAGTGAGCACTAATATAAAGAACTGTGATGAAAAAGATAGCATTATTCTTGCATCAACCCAAGTGCAGTGTGCAAAGCGGCAATGGGATTATGACAGCACTCAGTTCTCATTACAGTTTTAAAATCTTTACCCGCCACGAAGTTGAGCGGGATTTCTTTGACGATGTAGACTGTGTTTGCATACCTGGAGGCATAGGAGATGCCAGCAGCTTTGATTACCTGTTCAGCGAGAACGGACCAGCTGTTAAAAGATTTGTTAAAGGTGGCGGCCGGTATCTAGGCATCTGTATGGGAGCCTATTGGGCCGAACATCACTATCTTGATCTACTCAAAGACATTCGTGCTGAACAATACATCACTCGTCCAGGTGCTGACACACGCAGGCCACACGCCAAGAATCAACGAGTGCTGTGGAATGGTCAAGAAGAGACAATGTTCTTTTATGATGGCTGTGCTCTAGTAGGCGCAGGCATTGACACAGCCAAGATATGGAGTCTGTACCCCAACGGTGACCCAATGGCTGTCATACAAGGCAATGTAGGCATCATGGGCTGTCATCCGGAAAGTGAAAGACATTGGTATGAAAGTTATAGTTGGATGAATGGCTGTTATCACAATGGTAACCACCACAAATTATTATTAGACTTTGTTGATGAATTGATGACTTCGTAATCGTAGTGTAATCGAATATTCGTTAAATATTTGATGCAAAAGACTTATCGTAGTATTTTTGTAAGCGATGTCCACTTAGGTACCAAAGACTGCAAGGCTGGACAACTAAATAATTTCCTCAAGCATAATAGTTGTGACACACTATACCTTGTGGGAGATATAATCGACGCTTGGAAGATTCAACAGAACAAATGGCGTTGGAAACAAAGCCATACTAATGTGGTACGCAGAGTATTAGGCCACGCCAAGCGTGGTACTAGAGTTATATTCATAGCAGGCAATCACGATGAGTTCCTAAGACCCATGATACCCTATGGTTTCTCATTTGGACTAGTAGAAATACACAATCAAATAGAACACATTGGTGCCGATGGTAAACACTATCTTGTAGTACACGGAGACCTGTTTGATGGCATTACCCGACTGGCACCGTGGATAGCATTCCTAGGAGACAAAGCATATGATGTTGTTCTTGCACTCAACAATAAATTTAATTGGGTTCGTCGCCGCATGGGTTTTGGGTACTTTAGCCTTAGCAAGTATCTTAAGTACAAAGTTAAAAAAGCAGTAGACTTTGTATTCAAGTTTGAAGAAAATCTAGCAGGCTATTGTAAGAAGCGTGGATTTGATGGCGTTATCTGCGGGCATATACACCATGCTGAGATTAAAGAGATCAACGGTGTCACATACATGAATGACGGTGACTGGGTTGAATCATGCACAGCATTAGTTGAGCATCATGATGGCCGCTGGGAAATCATAACTTGGACCAAGGAGACGGATAATGTGGCTATTGATACTGACAGCGATACATATAAACGATCCCCAGGATCAGCCGGGAAGAATCGAACTCCAGTTCCAAGATCAAAAGACCTGCGAGCAAGCCCTAAGCAGCCTCAAGTGGCAGCTGAAGTTTAAAAATTTTAAGGTGGTAGGCGAATGCAAACGACAATAAGCGATAAAATTACCATAGTGGTACCCTGCAAGAATGAGGAGAACTACATACACCATTTGTTAAATTCTCTACGCAGTCAAGATATAGGTGACACTAGAATCATCATTGCTGACTGTTCTACCGACCACACACGACAGGTTATACAAGACAACAAGGGTTTGTTAAATGTAGAAATTATTGAGGGAGGTCCTGTGTCCTTAGCCAAGAACCGTGGAGCACAACTGGTTAACACTCCCTACATATTATTCATTGATGCTGATGTTCGATTTTTCAAGAACACAGTTATCCAAGATGCTGTTAACCTAATAGACAGTAAGAATCTTGACCTTATAGGATTGAATATCAAATGCTATGACAAGGACCTTAGAGCAAAGATTGGATTCACTGCATTTAACCTAATCAATCACGCACTAAAACATTTCTCACCCTTCGCTGTGGGCGCATTCATGTTGACACGCAGAGATCGTTTTGAACAGTTTGGGGGTTTCCCTGAACAGTTTTCAACCAGCGAAGACTTTTTCTTGAGCCGCAAGTACAGCCCAAAGAAGTTTAGAATTGTTCGTCATCACTTCGGTCAAGACAGTCGCAGGTTCAAGAAGATGGGCTATATGGGTATGGCCAAGTATCTGGTCAAGAACTTTATGAATCGCAACAACCAAGCCTACTGGGACAAGTTAGATTCATCTAGGTACTGGAGTTAGAACTAGTTCATAGAGTTCACGCCAGTTCTTGACCACAGGGTATGAACATTCATGATGCATATTGTGTCCGTGCTCAATAAGGATTGAGCGTAGTCCTAGATAGTAACCAACATCGGCATTGGCCGGCTTGTCTTCAATCCACCACATGCCACTGTTCTTGTACGGAGCCAGTGCTGAATCTTTATCTGCACCTGTATCCAAACAAATAACACTTTCAATGGCATTGCCAAACAACTTGCGCAGATTCATTTCACGCAGTTTGCCTGCGTTCTTGTCTAGACTTAGGCTTGTGATAACACGGAATTCATAACCGTGTTCTTCGTGCAGTCTTTTAACATAGTAGGCAGCATCACGCAGTGCAGGAAGGAAGCCAATGGCCGCGGATTCGTTGAAAGTCTTTACTACTTTCTTAGAGTCTTTTTCTTCTAGCTCTGCATAGTGGTGATGTAGATAATAGCTTTTCTTATTATCTGCTGTTAGCGTATAACCGCGTTCTTGCATCCAAACTGAGAATGCCCATTCCCAATCTAGTAAAACACCGTCTGCGTCTGTGAGTATAAGTTTGTTTTTCATACCATATTATAGCATAATTTAACCTTTGTGTCAACGGGCTAAGTAAAAGATGACTATAATAATCGCAACTTTGGTGATGGTTCAAATTACCATTGCCTGTGTTACTCTATTCCTACATAGAAGCCAGGCACACAGAGCAGTACAATTCCACCCTGTCGTAGAACATTTTATGCGTTTTTGGCTTTGGCTAACAACAGGAATGGTAACCAAACAATGGGTGGCTATTCACCGCAAGCATCACCAGAAAAGTGATCAGGAAGGTGATCCACACAGTCCACAGATCTACGGCATTTGGCGTGTGCTATTCAAAGGCTGGATCTTGTATCACGATGCCAGCAAAGACACAGCTATGGTCGAGAAACTAGGTGTTGGTACACCTGATGACTGGATTGAGCGTAAACTTTATACTCCACACAGCCGCTTAGGGATTCTAATCATGTTGGTCATAGACCTTGTTGTTTTTGGCCCTATCGGACTAGTAGTGTGGGGTATTCAAATGATTTGGATCCCTATGTGGGCAGCAGGAGTAGTCAACGGACTAGCACATTGGGTTGGCTATCGCAACACCGATACCAAAGACACCAGTCGTAATCTAGTGCCTTGGGGCATATGGATTGGCGGGGAAGAACTACACAACAATCATCACGCAGATGGAGCAAGTGCCAAGTTCAAACATCGTTGGTGGGAAATTGATATAGGTTGGATCTACATTCAGATACTGTCAACGCTAGGATTAGCAACAGTAAGAGCATAAGAAAAAGCACCCGAAGGTGCTTTTTCATTCTCTACTACAATATATACCGCTATGCGGCTAATGAACTTTATAAACTAATATTTACTTCTTAGCGCCAGCATTGACAAATGCGTACATTTTCTCTGCTGTTTCTAGAACTTTGTCTAGTCCTGGAAAAGTTGGCATGTCTACTTTGGTAACGATCTGACCAGTCTTCTCGTCACGAGTAGCAGTCATTTCCCAACCTTGGAACTTGGCTTGGAAGTCGTCTTGTACTAGGCTCTTGGCCATGCCCAAGATATCTGTACGGATTTCATAACCGTTCTTGTTGAATTTAACTTCTGGTAGCTTTGGTGCTGTAAAAATTTCTGACATAATAATCTCCTGTGTGTTAATGTCTGTTGCTAACAACTACTTCTTTTTCGCTGTTGACTTATTATATATGCTCTGTGACAGAAAAGCAACTTATTTCTTGAACTTGTTTACTCGTTCCTTAATAAGTTTAACCACTACGTCACTGAGCACAACCTCATAGTGGTTATAATCTACTTCTACTAATTCCATATCATCATGATGTTTTTGACTGGCAATAGTCACAACACCGTCATTGGGTTCATGCATAAATGCACTTTGTCCCTTTACAGTAACGATGTTAGTCCAAGGATGCTGGATCTTAATCTTACTGGCCTGCTTCATAACCCAACTGCTGGGACCAATGTCACGCATTAGTCTGCTGAATGGTAAAAAGTATTGAGCATAGTCCGCCACTTCAGCCCCACCATATGGAGTGCTCAATGTTACAGCACCCTTAATACTCATGGGCATTGTATTGGCTAGATGCAAACTGTAGATACCGCCTAAACTATGTGCAACAAACACTATGTCCTTATGGGCTTGTAGTGTAGACTGCATATCTTTTAGGTTGTTTTCAAACCCATTGCGACTGTCGTAGTTGATATCTACTCCGTCTCCTAATTTACTTCTGATATAGTTGAAGCTTTCGCTGGTGGCATTGGCACCGTGTATATAAACTAAGTTCATAGTGTATATATCTCTTGCGGTGCAACAATTTACTTGGTCATTAGGGCTTTGGCTTCAGCATACATTCCTGCTCTAGCCAGTGCTGAAGCAGCACGGGCTTGTCCCATACTAGTGCTGATACTGTACAATAAATTTAATAGTTTTTTCATAGATATTTTTCCTTTTGAGAATTAAATTGTCGGATGTAATTTTCCAACTGTGCGGCATCGGTAATGCCTTTGGTTGCTAGATACGCATCTAGACTTGATTGATAACTGCTACCCGGAAACATTTCACTTAAACGTTCTAGGATAGACTGCATCTTTTCTGATAGATATTTCATTTTGTATTTCCTCTGTATGTGTGTAGAGACTTATGGTTTCTACTGAGTATTTAGTTATTGTATGCTGCGACTGCACAAAAAGCAAGAGATTGACATTCAAATTAAAGTTAGTTACAATTAGATGTAATTTGAAGTAAATATAGTATAGGAATTTTTTAATGAAACTTCGCACTAGATCGATTCTGCAGGAACTTAATGAAATCGCTGAAGTACGCAATACAGACAGCTTGATTGAAAGCCGCGCCACCAACATTATCAATTCTGCTATTAATCTGCTTGAGAGCATACACAAGCATTACGATGCTGAAAGTGCAGACGAGCTAGAACGCCGTCTTATCAATGCAATCAAAGGGCAAGACCCTGCCAAATTTACTCGGGGAGTACGCAGATTGGCAGAATCTCGCAAACAGAAAAGAAAATTAGATGAATCAAATGACAACTGAAATTGAAAACAAGCAGACACTGTTAGCCAGCATTGCCCGAGCTAGAGATCTAGAATTAGTAGAAAGCTGGGAAGACACTGATCAAAGAGCCAAAGAGTATCTTGGACAAACTGCGGTAGCTAAGGATTTGGCCACAGTTGAAAGCATTGTGAGCTTTATTAAAAAACTGCCTCGTTACGAAGAATTAGTTGAATCTGCTAGACTAGCAGGACTTGACTTACCTAGAGCAGATACCATCGAAACCTATCAACCAGGCACAATTGGTTGGATGCGTAGACTGATCAATTTGGTTGCATAACCGTCAAAAAACTAGTCAAACCCCACGATTTTTTGTCTCCAATATAAATACTATGCCGGCCTCTGAGCGAGGTCATTGATTAAAGGAGAACATATCATGGCAGATCTATCAGCAGTTTATCAAACATACAGCAATGCAGGTGCAGGTATTGCAGCGTCTTACCTACCAGCAAACAGAAAAACAATCAACGGACAAGGTATTGCAGGACGCACACGTATTATCAATCTTGCAAACACAAATATGACACAAGCAGAACTAGATGCAGCAATCCTGTTTCTACAAACAGGCGGTACAGCAGGCACCAACGACGCACACGTAGTTGTGGGTGTTAGTTGCCTAACAGAATCAGGTGTATTCACACCAGGAACAACTGACAATGTACAAGTTGCAATCCAAGGCACAGGCGCATTTACCGCTGCCGCTGACTTTGGCGGTGTTACTGATACAACATCATCACTATTAGCTGACTTCGCTGGTTTACAGGCTTAATAGTTTTTAATTCTCAGGGATGGGAAGACTAAGCACCCTTCGGGGTGCTTTTTTACGGCTGTCTAGTCTATCGGTGTAAATAGTAGCATATTATGGCACGATTCCAAATTATAACTCTAGTAGACATCACTCAGACCAATCCACACAGGTCGGAAACAGATCAACACCTATTATCACAACAGGCCAACTTCAACAGTCTCATCCAGGCCATCGGACTTAGAGCCAACGTTGTTTGGGTAAGCCGACCTAAAGAACGAAACGGAGCCCTACCAAAAGGCCTAGACGGCAAAGCGGTATACTGGACATGGACATTTGATGTTGAGCGTGACGATGTGTTTCTTAGAGACGGAGATTCAGTGGCACTGTTGGTTGATGATCTCAATGGGGTTCCGGTCATACCCAACCTAAACAATTCTGTAGAACTAGATCCTGCTTGTTTCATCAGCAAAGGCACAAATGCCAATATTTGGGTCTATGAAATTGGCGAAGATGAATAAATAAAACATATAGGCATATCACCATTAGGCATTTCAGAACACTTAGGCACATGGCTCAAATCGAGCACTTGACTTAACATAAAAGGAAACTAGCCTACATGGCCACAAAAGAAGCGGTAGCACAACTGGCTGCATTACCTGAACGGGTAGCTGTAGTTGAGATTAAAGTAGAAGCAATTAACGAAAAACTTTCTGACATCAAAAGTGATGTCAAGGAGATGCACGACTGCCTAGATAACACCCGTGATCTACTTGCTGACAAACTAAAAGAAATGGCAGAAGCTTCTAACAGTCAACATGCAGAACTTGCTAGTAAGATTGGTGACCTAGAAAAAGTCAAAAATAAATGGCAACAATATGTCATGATACTATTGGCATTTGGAGCCGGTACTGGATGGTTAGGGCATGTGAATGCCGCACAAATACTCAAGTTCATAGGACTGTAAACTACGAACACTTAAATAAGGACCATAGGTCCTTTTTTTATGACAGACATCCGTAGACAACTTGATCAAGTTGTCAGCAATACCCTAGCGCAACATATAATTCCTGTAAAAACCGCAGAAGGAATTCTTGTAGGCTCAGTATTGATTGTCAGCGAAGGTGCTGTTAAACATATATCCAGAAATGGAGAATATCTTTACAAAAACATCAGCCTAAATGCAGTGGCAGTCAAGTTAGCCAACCTGCTGGCCCGACACAGATCAAGCATACTCGCAGATAGAATATACCGAGCAGATCAAGAATATGCTAAATGGTTCACTGACAGTCAACTACTGCTGAAAAAACATCACTCCGCAGCTAAAAACAAAGAATACGATCGTGCCGATACCCTATGGGCTAAGTACATAGAGAGCAAGGATCGTACTGTATCAGCCAAAAATGCTGTAACGGGTTTAACTTTATTCTGAATAAATAGTATATCAATCTGGATCCCCTATAATGAGAACAACAGACCTTTTTAACTTTAATAGATCTTCTAAAAGATTAAATGAATCTTTGCACAAGACCTTTGGTACAAGAATCAACTTTGAATCGTTTGATACTCCAAAGCTGGAAGATGCTCGCAACAAGCTACGCACTCAAATTCATACTGCTCGTACAGCCAGCGGATTCAATGAAACTGTAGAAAACGAAACATTGACCAAGGCACAGTTCATGCACGATGCTATTGTTGCTGAACTAATGGATCGTCAAGAACACATTGTTGATACCACTATACCAGAAGGATTTGGATCAATTGAAGAAGAAGTCGCAAAAATAATGAAACAGTTCGACGAGGACATGCTTGAGATTGACGGCTACGGTATGCCGGACGAAGACAAGATTGTTGAGCTATTGAAACAAGGTGATGTAGAAGGTGCGTTAGATTATGTGTACGGTTCCTATGCTGATCGAGACGGCGGTGAGCTTCGAGACATGGACAACTATATCGAAGATTTAGAAGACCAATTCAAAGACCTTGCACAGGGCGGTGACACCGATGATGAAGGTGGTGATACTGATGACGGTTATGCATTAGCCAGTGCAGGATTTGGATCAGATGAAGACTACGGTGATTTTCCTGAAAGCATTACAATGGAACGCGATAGAGATCCAGAAGATTGGGATGAAGGTAACACTGAACCTCCAAACAATTTCGCAGTCAGCATCAACGGCAAGCAGTGGAAAGTATTCAAAGGTCGTGGCCGTTACGCTGAAGATCGAAGAGAACAACAGCATTTTCAAATGCTTAAAGACTGGGCTCGAAAAAAATCAGAAGCCACAGGTAAGAGGTGGGAAGTTTCCGTAACTGGGGCACCTGCCACTGAAAGCATTCAAACAGAATTAAGTACAAACACTTTGAAGTCTTATCAAGACAAAGCAGGCAAAGAAATCGTCCACACAATGACTTCCGGCGATTATATGACCACAGACAAGAGTGCAAAGAAAGTTATGAATCGTATGAAAGGCAGTGAAAAAGCTGACAATAAGATTTACAAAAAAGAGAATGAAAGCATAGAACAACCAGGAGATGATATGCGTAATCTAAGAGAAGGTGAGATCCAGCAGGCCAGCGCGATCGTCACAGCAAAAACAATGGTTGACCGTGTTGGTCGCTGGATTGAAGAACTAAGCGGTATGGAGAACGAAACTCTATTACAGCTAGGAGATAGTATCCGTGACGAAATGGGTCAAGAGCAAGCTAAGGCTTTTATTGAAGCCGTTGCTCCTGCTATCCAAGCAGCACTAGACAATCTAAAACAAACACGCGACACACTGTCAACCGGTGTTCGTAGTCTAGCCAGTGGCGAGCCACCAGAAGGCATGTTAGGTGCCGAGCCAGAGATGGGTGGTGAAATGGGCATGGACATGGCAGGTCCTGACACAATGAATGAGCCAGAAATGGGTGCCGAAGAAGATCCATTCGCAGCAGCTGAGCCAGGCGCTGGCGGCATGGAAACCACAGGCCGTGAACAACGCGAAAGCATTGATCGCCAAAGCCGCTTGATGAAGATCCTAGCAGGATGAAAATTACAGAGTTTACCAGAGACCGTCAGGTTATTGAACTTGGCGCCCCTGGCGCAGTAGCCGGCGCTATGGCCAGTGCAGTACAAGGTGCCGCTGGCGGCGGCGCTCCTGCTGCTCCGGGAGCACCTGCTCCAGCACCTACTATGGGTGGCGGTGCACAGGATCCACAGCAGCTACAGAAAATGGCTGCTGCCAGTGCTATGCAAATGGCCGAACGTAAAAAACAAATCCAAGACGATATCAAAGCTAAACAACAAGAGATCCAAGATCTACAAAAAGAATTGGCCACAATAAAATGAGATTTTTTGAATTCGCAGGTGACGATGAAGGTGATAGATTCATTATGGTTCTTCGTAACTATATTGGTCGAGCCGCATCAAAGAAAGCTCCAAGTAAATTAAATTGGGGTGGACTAAACAAGGTGTTGTCAACCAGCGGATTTGAATTGACTGCCGATTACGAAACTTTCAAAAGCATGTACGACTCAAGTCCTGCACTACAGGCCATGGTTAAAAACTTCAACGACGATGGCATTGAACTCAAAGTGCCAGGCGCACCAGATGAAAAGAATTCTCCTGGCACACAAGACAGCCAGGCAGCAGTGGACCAAATGGCCGCTACCGCAGCCCCACAACAATTAGCCGCTCAGGCTTGACAAACTAATATCTTTACTGTAATATATACAGTATATGAATATTACACCTCCTCCATTTATTGAGCGTTTCCAATATAAAGGCTGCGTTCAAGTCAACGACCCAGTTACGCGAAAGCGTGTCTATCAAACTCCAGACGGAGAAACTCTACCATCAGTGACAACTATTCTTAGTGCTACTAAGGATATGACGCACCTGAACGAATGGAAGAATCGTATTGGGCATGCCAAGGCACAGCAGATTACCACAGAAGCCGCAGGCGTAGGTACTGCCATGCACAGTAACCTAGAGCGTTTTATTGCCGGCATACAAAGACAGCCAGGCAACAATCCTGTTCATGTGCAGGCCAATCAAATGGCTGATGTTATCATCAACAACGGACTTAGCAAGGTAAATGAAGTATGGGCTATGGAACAGAGTTTATACTTTCCTGGACTGTATTCAGGTACCACTGACCTAGTAGGTGTCTATGACGGCGAACCAGCTGTTATGGACTACAAACAGACCAACAAGCCCAAGAAAGCAGAATGGGTGGAAGATTACTATCTACAACTGGTAGCCTATATATTAGCACATAATGAAGTCTACGGCACAAATATCCGTCGTGGCATTGTGTTCATGTGCAGTCGTGCTTTTGAATATCAACAGTTTGAAGTAAAGCCTGAAGATTTCAACAAGTATCAAGACATGTGGTTAAACAAAGTTGAAGAATACTATACAACGGGCCTTCAAGGGTACAAGCAACTGCTAACCCAATAAGATAAATACCCTATAACGGGAATTTATCTATGGCTGTCGTACAGATATCAAAAATACAACAAAGACGCGGGCAAAAACTACTAAGTGGTATGCCGCAACTCAGCTCTGCTGAACTAGCATGGGCTGTAGATACACAAGAATTATTCATCGGAAACGGATCTGTCGCTGAAGGTGCTCCTTATGTGGGCAACACTAAGGTTCTTACAGAACACGATAATATTCTAGAACTTATCGGCAGCTATAAATTTGCTGAGACTGACCTTAGCATTACTGCCAGTATCTTTAGATCCCTACAGTCTAAGCTAGACGAGATACAGGTCAGCGTTATAGACTTTGGTCCTCAACCAGATCCAAGCACAAATCATACACCTCATTTTACAACAGCATTTACACAGTTATTTCAAAATGCCAACACACGTTATAGAAAAGTATTGACGATTCCTAATGGTCATTACTATTTTACCAGTACTCTAAGAATTCCTAGCAATGTTATTCTTCGTGGAGAAACACAAGACGGTGTTATATTAGACATTGGCGCAAACGCCATTGAGTTCTTGTCTGCCGCGGGTACCGATGTTCTAGGCCCGTTCACCAGCACTGACCATCCAATAAATGTTTCTATCAGCAATTTAACAATACAGTATACCACAGGCGGTATGGATATCACCGGCCTAAAAGATTCTAGGTTTGAATCTGTAAAATGGAAATCAACTTATACTCTAGGTGATACTGTGTCGTCCCCTGTCCTAGCATCTCAGAGTTATGATTTATCAGCTATTGCTAACACTGGTAACATTAGAATTGCTGGTACAGGATTGACTTCTAGCCCACTGATCCAAGTTTTTACCAGCGACACTGTTACCACAGTTGAAGCTATTGTAACAGCACTAAATCTAGATACCACATTTGACAATAACTTTGTAGCCAGTCGTGTTGCTGAGTCATTGATTATTACGGCAACCACAGTCAGCGGATTATTAGCTGCTGACATTGAAACATATTTCACTATCACTGTTACTCCAACTAGTATTCTAACTCCGTTCGAAGTTGATCCTGTGCCTACACAAGCCAGCTCAGGTATCAACAATACTAACTCTGCTCTATCGTGGGTCAATAGCAATTTTGGAACTCGTACAACTGGTATTGAATTTATTGATTGTGAATTTGATTCTTTAGCATTGGCCATAAAGTGTATTCACAATCACGGAGAAAGTGATGTATTTGATACCGAGCTAACCTTTGATAGTTGCCGTTTCTTTGTGTGTGATACAGCAGTATATGTTGAAGGAGTGGTTGATCGACAAGGACATTTATGGACCTTTAACGATTGCCGATTTGAAGAAATTGCCAAGCAGGCATTCTTCTCTACCTTTGGTACAGGCACATTGATTAAAGACAGTGAATTTAAAAATGTAGGCAACGGCGTAAACGGTGCTGCATATCCAGAAACTGAAATGGTTAGATTCAGTACAAAGTTTGGTAATGTAGTAGAAAATTGCCGCAGTGATCGTCATCAAAGTGCAGGCATTACTCTTGTTGACACTAAAGCAGGTGTTCCTGAAGTTTCCAATGCTGGTAGTGTTTCGTTCAATAATGATTACTATTCGGCAATCTATCTTAGCGACACATTTGCACCACTGTCTGTGTTTTCAGTATTAAGTAGATATATTATTGTTGACTACACTTTGACCATTGGAGAATACAACTACAATAGAAAAGGGCAGTTGACAATTGTTGTACGAGACGGTGTAGAGAATACCAGCGATCATGTAGCCATCGCTGATAACTATACCTACTCCAGCAGTTTAATAACCGATCCAGGAGGCGATATGATTACCAGTTTTGAATTTAACGCAGAGTTAAAAGACAATGACAATAATACAGGAGATTCTACACAGAGTGTAGATACCATATTGTTATCGTATAAGAATCCTAATCGTTTCCTAGCCACAGGAACTATTTCTTACAATATTCGATACGGTGTCTAAACTATGTTTAATCTCTACGGCAACGAGAGATTGATAGAATGGAAAAAGTTCAGAGACAGTTTAGAATTATGCAGTGATCCGTTAACTCGTGTAGCTGAACTTTGGGCCACCGCCCCATTTGTTAATCCCTATCTCGATTCAAAAAATCCCAATGAATGGCCCGATCCTTGGCATTTAGTACTGGACGGTACGCTAGATGAGCTTGCAATCTCACTTGGCATGCTGTATACTATTAAATTAACACAACGGTTTATGGACTCCAATTGTGAGATACATAAGTCTATGTTGCCAAATAATTTAGAACCCAGTTTTTATCTAGTTGTTGACCAACAGCATGTGATGAACTATGAACCAAGAATAGTACACGGTATTAGTGTGCTAGACAAAGTTCAAACCAACACTTTATGGCGCTGTGATCAGCGACTATAAATATCAAACTAAAATAAAGACATGATGACCATTACAGTAATAAAAAGAAACGGTACAAAAGAGCCACTAGCCGTAGAAAAGTGGCAAGCGCAGGTAGCCAAAGTTTGTAAGGGAATAGCAGATGTCAGTCAGAGCATGATTGAAATCAAAGCCCAGCCTCACTTCTATGACGGCATTACAACTGAAGAGATTGACGGAATAACTCTGAGAGCTATTGTAGATCTAATTGATGTAGAATCAAATCCAGATATTGGTCATGTCAACTATCAATATGTAGCAGGCAAACAACGCCTAAGTATGCTACGCAAAAATGTTTATGGTAGCTATGAAGTCCCGCATCTATACAGTATTGTTAAAAAGAATATTGCCACAGGCCTTTATACCAGCGAACTCCTTGATTGGTACACTGAAGACGATTGGAACAAGATGGAAGACATGTTGGACCATGACAAGGATGAACAATACAGTTATGCTGCCATTGAACAATTGATTGAAAAATATCTTGTTCGCAATCGTGCCACTAAGGAAACTTATGAAACTCCCCAGATTAGATACATGGTTGCTGCCGCCACAGTCTTCCACAAAGAAGAACCAAATGCAGCCAGAATGCGTTACATCAAGGAATACTACAACGCAGCTAGCGACGGCCTTTTCACATTGGCTACACCAGTGTTGGCAGGGCTTGGTACCCCTACTAAGCAGTTTAGTAGTTGTGTGCTTATTCGCTCGGATGATGATCTGGACAGTATTTTCGCCAGTGGAGAAATGATGGCCAAGTATGCCAGCAAACGTGCTGGCATTGGTTTAGAGATTGGACGCTTACGCCCATTAGGTAGTCCCATCAGAGGTGGTGAGATCATGCACACAGGTATGATACCATTCTTGAAGAAATGGTTTGGAGATTTGCGCTCATGCAGTCAAGGAGGTATTCGTAATGCAAGTGCTACAGTCTTTTATCCAATTTGGCATCACCAGTTTGATGATCTTATTGTGCTTAAAAACAATCAAGGTACAGAAGAAACTCGAGTCCGACACATGGACTACGGTGTGGTGTTATCCGCTTTCTTCTGGAGACGATTCAAAAACAAAGAAGACATAACATTCTTTGACCCCAACGAAGTACCAGATCTATACGAAGCGTTTTATAAAAATACTGAACGCTTTGAAGAGCTGTATGTAAAATATGAAAAGCGCAAGGATCTTCGCAAGAAGACAATCAGCGCCGAGGAAGTTTTCAAGAGTGGTATTCTGAAAGAACGCACAGACACAGGTCGAATCTATCTTGTATTCATTGATAATGTAATGAACCAAGGACCATTTGATCCCGAGTATCACACGATTTATCAAAGCAACCTGTGTTGTGAGATCCTACTACCCACCCGTTCATTTAAGAGATTAGACGACGAGGATGGACGCATAGCGTTATGTACACTGGGATCTATCAACTGGGGAGCGTTCCGGAACCCAGAGGATATGCGTAGAGCCTGTAGGATTCTACATCGTAGCCTGAATAACATTCTTGATTACCAAGACTTCTTGTCAATCCAGAGCAAATTGAGTAATGACGAGATACGCCCATTAGGTATCGGTATTACTAACCTAGCCTACTGGCATGCCAAGCGTAGTTTGAAGTATGGCGAGAAAGATGCACTGCACGAAGTTAAAACATGGATGGAGCACCAAGCGTTCTATCTAACAGAAACCACAGTTGAGCTGGCCAAAGAAAGAGGTGCTTGTCAGCATAGCTCACATACCCGATACGGCCAAGGTGTGTTCCCCTGGGAAACTCGTGCCACAGGTGTTAATGAACTAGCAGATTTTACTCCAGAACTAGACTGGGAAACACTACGCACAAATATGAAACAGTATGGTGTTCGTAATGCCACCCAGATGGCAGTGGCTCCGGTTGAAAGCTCAAGTGTTGTTATAAACAGTACCAACGGCATAGAAATGCCTATGAGCTTGATCAGCACCAAGGAATCAAAAGCAGGATCATTGACACAGGTTGTTCCTGAATACAATAGACTCAAGAACAAATATCAGTTGATGTGGGAACAGAAAGACTGTGACGGCTATATCAAAACCAGTGCAGTCATTGCAGCCTATATTGATCAAAGTATCTCAACAAATACATTTTACAATCCAGCACACTTCCCTGATCGCAGAGTGCCTACAACACTGATTGCCAAGAACTTAATGCAGGCCCATGTGTGGGGATTGAAGACATTCTACTACAGTTTAATCAACAAGGCAGGCAGTAAGGCCATGGCCGAACCAACTCCCGAAGTACACTACAACGGCTTCTATAATGAAAGAGAAGTAATCGAAGATGAGGATTGTGAGGCCTGCAAGTTATGAACTACGGCTTTATTAGGAATACTATCCTTAGAGAGGGTAAGCCTTCCTCATTAAAGATTGAAGCATTACCCTACGGGGCTAAGGATCTAGCCCCGGCAATATCAAGAGATACCATTGACTACCACTATGAAGAGTTAGCCAAGACCTATGCCAAGCGATATAATGCCGGAGAGGGTGATCCAGAGTTCAATGAGGCTGGAGTATTTTTACATAACACCTTGTTTCAGCAATACCAAAAGCCTAGCGATAGTAACACCCCAACAGGTAAGATACTAGAGCTAATTGAAAAACATTATACAACATTTGCAGGCTTTAAAGAAACTTTCTTAAAAGAAGCAATGAGCATACAAGGCAGTGGATGGATTTATCTAGCTCGAGATGGCAAGATTAAAACCATCGTCAATCACGAGATCAAGAAAGACATTATAGTGTTGGTAGATTGGTGGGAACATGCATGGGCATTAGACTATCAGGCAGACAAGAAGTCATACTTAAAAAATCAATGGACAATTATGAACTGGGAACACATCAATGGCCTATTCTGATAAAGTAATTGATCATTACGAGAACCCACGCAATGTAGGATCGTTTCCAAAAGATGATGATAACATCGGTACTGGTATGGTTGGCGCACCTGCCTGCGGCGATGTAATGAAACTACAAATAAAGGTGGATCATGATACAGGTATTATTACAGATGCAAAATTTAAAACGTATGGCTGCGGATCGGCTATTGCGAGTTCGAGCCTCATTACAGAATGGGTCAAAGGCATGCACCTCGACCAAGCCGGATCCATCAAAAACAGCGAAATTGCCGAAGAGCTAGCCCTTCCACCTGTAAAGATACATTGTTCAATCCTAGCAGAAGATGCTATCAAGGCAGCTGTAAATGATTACCGTAACCGACATAGCGTATAAGAAGATTAAACAGAATTTAGAGCGCCGTGGAAAAGGTGTAGGTATCCGGATAGGAGTAAGAACTACAGGATGTAGTGGATTGGCCTACACAATAGAATATGTGGATAACTATGAAGTTGAACAAGGAGTAACTAACTTTGCTCAAGACAATTTTGTTGTATTAGTAGATGCTAAAAGTTTAGCATATCTAAATGGCATGACAATGGATTGGGTTCGAAACGGACTCAATGAAGGATTTGAATTTAACAATCCCAACGAACGAGATCGTTGTGGTTGCGGAGAAAGTTTTAGAGTATAAGATAATGTTAGAAACTATATGTGACATAATGGTAGACGCTTACAAGCGTAATTGGATTACTAGCCGTGACGGTAACGTGAGTATTCGTCACCACGACCGTGATCACTTTTATATTACTCCAAGTGGGGTGCGTAAACAAACACTACAACCTGATCAGTTTAAAAAGATCGGTATTGAGAAAGGCTACTACGATCAGCCACCTAGAATATATCATGCTAGCAAAGAGTTAGAGTACACCGAAATCAGTGCCAACCTAACACCCAGCGGAGAACTGCCATTACACTTTGGCCTGCAAAAAGAAATGGGACAACACACAGGCGAAGTTCGTGTGGTAGTACATGTTCATCCCACTTACTGTATTGCGGCCATGCATGCCGGTATTGATTTGAGTACTGTGAGTGCAGCCTTTCCAGAACTCAATCGCTATACCAAGGTAGCACCCAATGTAGGAGATGTACCTCCCATTAGCCAAGAACTTGCAGATGAATGCCACAAGATGTTACAATTAGACAACACTGGCAATATTACCTACGATATAGTTGGTATTAAAGGACACGGAGTTGTAGCCATTGACACAAGCCCGTGGCGTGCCTACGAACATATAGAAAGATTAGAACACATCTGCAAGATTGTACTTGCATCAGGAAAATATTAAAATGTCAAAACAACAATATAATTTAAACACAAAGACAGACTATCTTAATCGAAAGATGTTTCTAGACCCAGCAGGTCCTGTTACTATTCAACGCTTTGAAGAAGTCAAGTACAAAAAGATAGCAGACTTTGAAGCAACTGCTCGTGGTTTCTTTTGGCAACCAGAAGAGATCAGTCTTACCAAAGATTCAAATGATTTTAAAGATGCCAGCGATGCAGTCAAGCACATCTTCACTAGTAACTTGCTACGCCAAACAGCATTAGACAGTTTACAAGGCCGTGGCCCAAGTCAAATCTTTATGCCGGTAATCAGTTTGCCAGAACTAGAAGCTCTAGTATACAACTGGACATTCTTTGAAACTAACATTCATAGCAAGAGTTATAGTCACATCATTCGCAACATCTATAATGTGCCAAAAGATGTGTTTAACACCATTCACGACACTAAAGAGATTGTGGACATGGCATCAAGTGTAGGCAACTACTACGAAGCATTACACATGGTCAACTGCCGTAAACAGTTAGGTGAGACAGTCACCGAACACGAACATATCCGTGCAATTTGGATGGCACTACACGCAAGTTATGCGCTAGAAGCATTCCGCTTTATGGTATCATTTGCCACAAGTCTTGCAATGGTAGAAAACCGCATCTTTATTGGCAATGGTAATATTATTAGTTTGATTCTACAAGATGAGCTACTGCACAAAGGTTGGACCGCCTACTTGATCAATCAAGTGATCAAAGAAGATCCTCGCTTCTTGGCTGCAAAAGAAGAGTGTGAGCAAGAAGTCTATCAACTTTATATGGATGTGATCCGTGAAGAAAAAGCCTGGGCTGACTATTTGTTTAACAAAGGTCCAGTGATTGGTCTTAATGCTAATATTCTAAAAGATTTTGTTGACTATACCGCAGTGGGTGCTCTTAAAGATATTGGTATCAAGTATCAAGGCCTCGCTCCAAAGAGCACACCTATACCTTGGTTTAACAAACATACTGATACCAGCAAGAAACAAACAGCCCTACAAGAGAACGAATCGACTAACTATGTTATTGGAGTAATGAGTGAAGGCATTGACTACGATGCTCTGCCTGCGCTATAATAAATTATGTATAAAGCACAATTCAAAACTAAAAGCCCCTATGAGTCTTGGACCACAATAGGCACCTTTGGCAATGAACAAGGCGCAATTGCAGCAGCCTTGGCCCGTAAGTCTAAAGGTGCTTTGTTAGTTAGAGTCGTTGACAAAAACGGTGCTGTAATCTATTCAAGTTAATTATGAAAACACTAAGAGAATACATCAACCTAATTGAAGGTAAAATCGACGACAGCTGGTTTAAAGACGGTGGCTTCAACACTTTCAAACTGGCTAAACCTATTCACTACGATACCGCAACTAATAGTGGAACTATTGATACACTAGAAGGACCAGTAAGATACGAAGCTGGACACAAAATTATCACAGGCCCCAAGGGTGAGAAGTATCCAGTTAGTCCCGAGTCATTTGAAGACAAGTATGATATTGACGACGAGCATACTGCTACCCCAAAGAAGATCGTTAAGTATGCTAAACTAGCCGACCACGACGGAGTTCTGCAAACCAGTTGGGGCAATCTAGAATATACCAAAGGTAATGATGTCATTGTTCGACACGGCGATGGAGACTACGGTGCCGTCAAGCTAGACATTTTTCAACAGACATATAATACAAAGGAAATAAAATGGAAGTAGTAGTTTGGAGCAAATATCACTGCCCCTATTGTGATCAAGCTAAGGCTTTATTGGGACAGCGTCAAATACGATTTATAGAAAAGAAAATCGGAGATGGATACACTAAAGAAGAATTGTTAGAAGCAGTTCCTACAGCTCGTTCTGTACCACAAATCATTATCAATGGTAATGTCATAGGCGGATTTATAGAATTAAGAAAATACATAGACGAAACCGGTTTCAACGGAACCGGATACTAATTAGGAAAATAAAATGTTAATTGATAAAGGTGTTACCATCGGTGAAGTTGTTACTCTTAAACTTACCAGCGGCGAAGAACTTGTTGCCAAGTTAGTAGACGACGGTCCAATGCATTATAAATTGAGTCATCCACAGGTCATAGGTATGGGACCAAAAGGGCCAGGACTAATGCCTTACTTGTTTACTGTGAGCCCGGACAAAGAAGTAAGATTAAACAAAGGCACAGTTGTAATGATTGAAGCCACAGATAAAGCATTTGCAGATCAGTTTATTCAGAGCACTACAGGCATTGCTCTAAGATAAATATTATCAAAGGAAATACTATGCCAGGAGTAGCTAGATTAGGTGATCCAATTTCAACAGGACACGGATGCGATGGTGCAACTACCCTCACAGGCCCGTCTGGTGATGTATTTGCTGATGGCATTGCTATAGAACGAGCCGGCGACCCTACCGTTTCTCATAGAATATCAGGTAGAGGTTGTAGTGTTAGTCATGTTGCAGCAATAAATGCAGGCTCTGGAACTGTTTTTGTTAACGGCAAACCTATTGCAAGAATAGGTGATTCTGCAGATGCTGGTTCAATTACTGGTGGTTCGGGCACTGTCTTCGCAGGTTAATAATATATATATGAAAAAGTTTTTTTGGAAAATATTAGGATTCCTTAGTTTAGGAATGGCCTACATTGGGTTAATCACGCCCGGCATACCCTATAGTTGTTTTGTGGTCTTTGCCGCATACTGCTTTGCCAAAGGCAGTCCCAAAATGCATGCCTGGTTATACAACCACAAGATATTTGGACCATTCCTAACCAATTGGAACGAAAAGCGAGTATTTCCAAACAAGATGAAATACTTCATGCTGACCATGATGACTAGCAGTTTGGTTATCATGTGGTTGACAGCAGTGCCCGTTCGTGGTATAATGTACACAGCAGCCTTTATGTGCCTAGTGGCAATTTGGGCTTGGCGCTTTCCAGGTTCGGTAGAGGAACACGATAAGCGTATTGCAGAAGGTCGTAAGATTGGATGGTTTAATAATCAATTCTAGTCAACGAATCTCGAGGCTAAGGCGTTAAATATATACAGGCTCTAAGGAGAAGGTTATGAAAAAGGTCTTGATTGGTTTGGCTATCGCTGCAACAGCATTTGGTGCTAGCGCACAACATACTAGCAATAGTATGATTCGTGGACACGGCTGGCAAGGCCCGCAACATCACCATCACCATCATGCTAGATCTAATAATTGGATAATCCCGGCACTGATCGGAGGAGCAGTTGTATATGCTGCCACCCGCCCAGAACCAGTGATTGTTCAGCAACCAGTTATTGTTCAACAGCCAAGTGATATAGTTTATATCAATGGCTTTGCCTACCGTAAACAAATTATGGTAGTCAATGGGCAGTATCAAGAAGTCCTAGTAAGACTTTAAAAATTTACACACACAGAAAAACTTAACATAACAGGAAAAAGTAACATAATGGTAACAGGAAAAGTAAAGTGGTTTAACGATGCCAAAGGTTTTGGTTTCATTACTCCCGACGACGGTGGCGCAGATTTATTTGCACATTTCTCACAGATTAATTCGAGTGGCTTCAAGAGCTTGCAAGAAGGACAGACTGTAAGTTTTGAAGTAACTCAGGGTATGAAAGGCGCACAGGCCAGCAACATCCAGCCTGCCTAAAAGAATTGTTGTAATCCCTTCAAAGTGAAGGCATTCTGGACGCGGGTTCGACTCCCGCCAGGTCCACCATAAGGAAATTGTATGATATTACCGTCAGTTTTAGGATTAGTAATATTTGTATTATTGATAGTTTTTTTATGATGGGCCTGCCATGGTTTCGACAGGGTGAGATAATAGAGACGGCAACACGGTAGGCGATGACCGTAAATCAAGCAAAACTCGTAAATGCAAACGCAGATACATTCGACTTCAGCGCAATGAGCTTCACTGGTAACTCTGTTACTGGCGCAGGCAAATTTGCTCTAGCTGCCTAAGAAACAGCAGGTCCGAGGTAGTTATACCTTGTCATCCAAAATAGCAGAACCCGCTTCGGCGGGTTTCTTTTTGTTCGCACAATAAATATATTCAGCAACATAGTTGCTCTATGACTGTTTGGCTAGCAAGGACCCGTAAGGGCGATGGATGCGTCTGTCAATAGCTTTTAGACGATTCAATTCGAGCAAGGCATCTCAGTGCCTTTTATTTTTAGCTTGCGATTAGTTGACAGGCTTAGAAGATCCTGCTATAATAACATATCGACAAAGTAGAATACATATGGACGAACTTAAAATTAGAGAAGACGAAGGTAAATTCTACGTTTACTTCAACGGTCCTTTTGGATCATGTGCCTATCAAAGTGATCCGTTCGATACACTAGAGGCCGCAGAGGCATTTCGACAAGAGCAACTAGATTCAGCAGACTTGGGAGAAACAGAATGAACCTCGAAGACGTTATAAATTACAAAAATTTGGTGTACTAAATATAAAATGTTAGAAGAAAAAAACATACAATCAAAGAAATATCAGTTAGGACAATTTTTTACACCTGTAGATCTTGTTAAAGAAATCCTTGACAATATAAAAGTTGATTCTGATATTATAATTGAACCTAGTTTTGGAGGTTGCGGATTTATCGAACCTATGGTTGAACTGTATCCAGAAAAGAAAGTTGTAGGAATTGAGCTTGACACAGAATGGTACGACAAAGGAGTTGAAAGATTCCCTAACCTAGATCTGTATCATTCTAATTTTTATGACATTGATAAAGAATTAGTTTTTGAAAATAAAAGTGTATCTTTTATTGGTAACGTTCCTTTTAGAAGCCCAGCATATAGTTTGACTACACATAAAAAATATGTAAAAGGCCTAGCACACAAATACGGAGTTACTGGTATTAGAGAAGAAGCTGTATTCTTTATTATAAAGACTGCAGATATTATGATTACCAATAATTATACTGGTGGAATCCATTATATTATTCCAAAAAGTCTAGTTACAAACGATTCTAAATTTTATTTACAATTTAAAAACTTCTTGAAGAAGCATTTTAAAATTGTGGCAGTATTTGACGTAGATCCATCTAAGTTTGATAATGTAGCACAGGGTTTGATTGTACTTAGTATGCAAATTGGTGGCGACACTACAAACTACAATACTCTCCATAATGGAGTAGCAGAGCCAGTAGACAATGTATTGCAAATGTTATCGCCCGACATTCCATTCCAACAAATTTTTAAAAAGACATACCTAGGATCAGTACCTGCGGAAAGTTTTCTAATTAGTTCGCCCGGGGAATCCCAAAAAGAATTTAAAGATAGATTGGTTAGGATTTTTAGTAATCCGGTGACCGCATCATCATTAGCTACAGATTTAACGCACGATAAAAAATTCCACCTAAAAATTCTTAGCAGTAAAGATCCTATTAAAGTACAATCTAAATTAGAACAAATTGCAGATTATATAAACGAAGTTAAAAAAGTTGTTAAAGATTTATCAATTTTTGCAGATGACAAGAATTATAAACCAATTCAGCAGCGTAAGGTAACACGATTTTATTTTAGGAATGTAGCACTGAGAAAATGTAGTTTTGTATACGAACTAAATCCAAATCCACAACCTAGTTTTTACTTTACATCTAATCCCTCTAGCGGAAGTACTGACTACTTTGGGTACTGTGAATATGACATTACTAGAAATAGTAGTCCTGGATGCTGTAGGACTGTTCCTTTAAAAGATATAGCTGCTAATCTGACAGACGAATTTAAAGTGTATTGGAATGACGCAACTGAGAACGAAGACGGTATTTCTCTTCCATACGAGTTTGTGTTTAGTTACATAAAGTATGTTTCTGCTCAGCCTTGGTACAAACAACAAAAGCAAATAAGAAAACGTTTTTATTTTTGTCTTCCTAAACAGTTTATGAAAGAATGGATTTCCTCTTTAAACGCAGAAACAGAAACAACAACTATGGCAGGATTTTTGGCCCTACATAAAGAAGAGCTGGAAATTATTGATGTTAAAGAACAAGAGTCAAAAAATAGATTCAACAGGCTATTTGCATCTGGGTAAGTTTTGAGTAAATTGATAGTAGAACCCGCTTCGGCGGGTTTCTTTTTGGCAAAGTCAACTAATTATCGTGTCGAAGTTGTGCGTACACGCACAAGTTTTGTTTGACAGCCTGTGTATAATTGTAGGATCATATATCAAAAAGGAGAAATTATGACAACTACAATTACGATCAAAGACAAGGCAGTGAACAACACTTACCAAAATGTCACAGGTCTAACAGGCGGCACAGGCGATGGTGCTACATTCGATGTAACAAAGACCAACGGAACATACTCTGTTGTCCTCGACAGTCTAGCAGCCAGTGCAGGTACTGGTTATCTAGCAGGCGACACAATCACTCTTGCTGGTACGGCACTAGGTGGCACAGTGGCTAACAACTTGATCGTTACAGTGGCCACAGTTGGTACTGCTGGTAAGATTGCTACCTTTGGTGTAGTAGGCACAGGTCGTACGGGTGACGGCACCGTTGATATCACTGTAGATGTTACCGGTACCGCAGGCATTGACACTTACACAATGGGTGGTGCTAGCACAGAGTTCACTACAACCAAAACTGCCAGCAAAGTAACTTTGGCAAGCAGTTTGATTAGCAACATGGAATTCAATCTTGCTGATCACGAGCGTGTTGTGTTTACAGACAAGGCCATTGCCTATGATGCCACAGGTCGTGCAGGTGATGTCTATGCATTGTTATCTGCCGCATTGGGTACAGCCGATGTTACCAACGCATACAAAGGTATCGGTATCCATCTAGCTGATGCAGGTTGGACCAATAAAGAACTAGCTACAGCATTGTTAGCCACCGATGTTTACAAAACTGATGCAGGTGGCGTTAGCAATGAAACATTTATCAAACATGTTTACAAAAATGTCATGGGCACCACGGCTACACTTGCAGAGGTAACAGCCTTGACAAACTGGATGACTGCTAACAACTATAGTCAAGCAGATGTTTTGGTCACTGCCAGTGAGTTGGCAACATTCGAAACTACCATTGGCTTGGTAGGATTGGCAACCACTGGCATCGAATACACTCCGGTTGTAGTATAATTCCAAAATGGCGTCTTTTGGCGCCATTATATTTGACCTCCCTAGTGAAAACGCTATATACTATCACATGATGGTATACATCATTTAACAAAGGAAATTAAAATATGAAAAAATTTGCTCTAGCAACTATCTTGATGGTGGCCGCATTCGGTGCGTCAGCCGCTTCAGTTACCGCAGAATATAACAATGCCAATGGTGTTGACGGTTCTGCAAATCAACAAGGTTACAACATGTCTGTCAAAGGAAATGTTAGTAAAGGTGTCGATGCTGATGCAGGAATCCAAACTCGTAGCAACGATAGCACTGGCGGAATCAGCAGCACCCGCTTAGAAGCAGGCCTAACCGGTACAGCTTCTTTGGCTCCTAGCTTGCCATTTGCCGTTTACACAAGAGTTGCTTCTGGTCAAAAGTTCACTACAACTACTAACTACACCTACTACTCAGTTGAGCCGGGTGTTACAGTACCGTTTGGTGGTTCTGGTCTAACAGCTCGTGTCGGTTGGAGATATCGTGCAGCCTATGACACAGCTAATGCTGACGAAACAAAGACATGGAGAGCAGGTTTGAGCTATGCAGTAACTAAGCAAGATACTATCGGTGTTCGATACGATCGTATGCGTGGTGACACTAATCAAAATACAGTAGCGGTAAACTACACACGCGGTTTCTAATCAACCGTTGTTTGTAAAAGGGCTCTTCGGAGCCCTTTTTTGTCATTGATTTTAGCTATTGGCGCCATTAAAATATTTTAGCTAAAACCTATGGAAAACCATTGATCTATAGCGTAAATAAACATACAATATAATAACAAGAACACACAGTTCTTATTTCATTTCACACACAAGGAGATTTAAATGAAAACAGTCGGTGATAAATTAGCCCCATTCACAGTTACAGGTGTTCGTCCAGGACAACCAGAAGATGCATTCTTTGACATTACAGAAAAGTCATTTGAAGGCAAGTGGAAAGTAATTGTTTACTATCCAAAAGATTTCACATTCGTTTGTCCCACAGAGATTGTAGCCTACGACAAACTAGCAGGCGATTTTGCTGACCGTGATGCAGTATTGCTCACAGGTTCAACAGACAATGAGTTTTGTAAAGTTAGTTGGCAAACAGCCCACGCTGATCTAAAGAAGATTACTCACAACCAATTTGCTGATACACAACGTGGCGAGTTATCATTGATTGAACAGTTGGGAGTATTCTATGCTCCAGCCGGTGCCGCACTTCGCGCCACATTCATCGTTGATCCAGAGAACGTTATCCAACACGTTACGGTAAACAACTTGAACGTTGGTCGTAGCCCAGAAGAAACACTTCGTGTATTGGATGCTCTACAAACTGGCGAACTATGTGCTTGTAACCGTACAGTAGGCGGCGAGACACTATAATGGCATTCATCGACGCTATCAAAGAAGCGTTGCCAGACTACGCCAAGGACACCAAGTTAAATCTTGATGCTGTCCTGTTGCGTAGCACATTGGATGCTGATGTGGCTATGGGTTGTGCTATAGCCGCACTCGCCTCAACTGGTAACGGTAAGGTTCTGAGCATCTTGTTAGCAGATGCTCCAGTACACGCAGAGTCAGCTATGTGTGCCGCTTCAATTATGAGCCAAAACAATACTTGGTACCCCTTTGTTGAAATGGCAGATGATCCAGCATTGAAAGGATTGCCAGCACAGTTGCGCATGAATGCTATTGCAAGTCATGGCGGAACTACCAAGTCAAACTTTGAAGCATTTAGTTTGGCCGCAAGCATTGTGGGCAAGTGTCACTTCTGTGTAAAAGCACACTATGAGACATTGAAGACAGAAGGCTACACTGTGGAACAACTTCGTGATATTGGACGAATAGCTAGTGTTATGAATTCGGTAGCCAAAGTTCTAAACAGTTAATTTGAACTTGACAACCTCCAAACATTCTGTTATACTAGTTCTATAGTTTAACAAGTTTGGAGGTTTCTTTTGACAATGCACTTAGAAGGTCCGTGGCTTAGTACCACAGGCAAGCGCAAAGGCAGGCAAAAGTTTGCATCAGCTGAACACGCAAGAAAGGCTAGAGAATTGGACGAATCTTGGAAAGAACTACAGAAGAAGTGGGCAGTAGAAACTGAGGACAAAAAGCGTAAGCGAGCATTGTCTGCAGAACCTCTCAAAGGTAATTACAGTCTAACCATTCCAGAAGGCCGTAACACTACTTCTCATCTCAAAAGTGTTGACACTGGCGGTAATGCTCTGTTGAAACCTAATCCAGTTTATACCGGAACCAAAGTCAAAGGCATTGCCACAATGCACAAGAGTAATGCGGTACCTGTGTTTTCAGACGAAGAAGCAATTGACATTTCTAAAATGAGGAGATAATCGTGGCACTAACTCAAGAACGTTTAGCGTATCAGCGTAAATGGCGAACAGAAAATAAAGAACTGTATAACGACCAACAGCGTAGAACTCGTGAAAGTCGAAAGAAAAAAATAAATTCTGATCCTGCTTATTTTATCAATTACACATTTACCAGTCTTAAGAAAGGAGCAAATGCTCGGGGGTATGCATTTAACCTTAGCAAATCTCAGCTGACTGAACTTATTAATTCTAATACTAAATGTGCCTTATCTGGTAGAACATTAGTTATGAAACAACACGATCCTAACAAGGTGTCCATTGACCGAATTAATAACAAGCACGGGTATTCGTTAAAGAACTGCCAGACCGTGAGTCAACAAGTTAATAAACATCGCCTTGATTTAGGTGTTTCTGAGTTTGTAGAAATGTGTTGTGATGTTGCTAAAAATCACGGGTATGTGTTAAAATGAATCGATAATCACCAGTTTCTCAGGTGATTTTGGTTTTATGGGGTATATATTACACGTTTCGCAAAGAAACTAAGATAGTTGGTTAGATGAAAATGTCAAAAGCATGGAAGTTTAGCCCGCGGGTCTTGGCCAATGAGAAACCCGTATTTTCGGGATGCCAAGGGTCGCCAAAGGTACCACAAGTTATGAGCTGTGGTGGCTAATGGAGACGACTACACGAAAGTAGGGTTCTTTCAGAGCCTCGTGAAGTTACTCCCTAATGAAATGTTGTAGTAATGCAACACCAAATTATAGGAGATAAAATATGGAAAAATTCTTTAGACTGACAGTTTTTGTCGCAGGTCTAGTTGCAGTAATCATGCTGGTGCAGAATATCACTGTTACCAAAATGACCAAACTGAGAGAAGCTCAGATGTTGGGCTCACCGGATATCGTTTCGATTAAGACTCGAGAACGACAACTCGAGTGTCTCGCGATGAATATCTATCGCGAAGCAGGACACGAATCCTTTGAAGGTAAAGTAGCAGTAGCACAGGTCACTATGAACAGGGCGTCTCATCCCTCGTTTCCAAAAGATGTCTGTGGAGTGATCTATCAAAAGTCAGTGATTATGGACAAGGTCATTTGCCAGTTCTCGTGGTATTGTGACACTGCTCATAGGGCTAGACCAGTTAACCAGGGTGCATACAATGAAAGTATGGCTGTGGCTAAAAAGGTTTTGCTAGAAGGATTTCGACTTGATGTTATGAAAGAGGCATTGTACTATCATGCCAATTATGTTAACCCTCGTTGGAATTTAGAAAAAATTGGATCAATCGGCAATCACATCTTTTACAAAGGAAAGAACTAAAATGATAGACTTTAAGAAATTCAATCCTGTACCGCATTTTGAAACTCTTGAAGAGTTCAAAAATTGGGCAGTAGCCAAAGTTAGTCATATCTCAGCAGAAACATTTGGATGGCTAGCCGTTATTGTATTACATGCCGCAACCATTCCTAGTCTATTTGCTGTAATGAATGGATTGACTGACAAGATGCCCGCAGTGGATCTTGTGCTCCTATGCTGGAGCGGACTAACTCTATTGTTTATCAAGGCAGCAGTTCAAAAGGACATGCTCAATGTAGTAACCATTGGGGTTGGCTTCATTATCCAATCGGCAATGATGGCATTAATCTTCTTCAAGTAAATTGGCTAAGCACCCGGTTGACTTTGAGCAGCCGCGGTGCTATACTTATTATATCGTTAACACACACAGAAAGGCAAACGATGAAGGCATTTGTATTAGGCACAGTTTTTGGGCTGATACTGGCAACTGTTGGTTTCTCCGGCATTGCTCGTATCTTTGATAAAGGCATTGACACAGTTAAAACACAGTCACAGGAGTTGGCAAAATGAAAAAGGCACTACTTTTAATCCCTATCGTATCTCTCTTTACTGCCTGTTCAGGTATGAAGACCATCGACGACCGCAAGAACTATGCACAGCCAGATTGGTATCAAGAATGCCAACAAGCTGGTGTAAAAGGTTACTTCTGGTGGAAGAAAGAGTTCGCTTATGCCTGCGGTGGTGGTGAGTCAATTCACGCACAGGCAGCTGAAGAACAGATGTACGCTATTGCAATGAACAACTTTGCAAAACGCATCAACTCAGAAGTCAACAGCGAAACCAAGATTGACTTTGTCAACGACAAAAAGTCTACCAAGACTTCAATCTCCTATGTTGTTAAAAATACAACTATTCGCGAACACATGAAGACTGAAACTGCACAGTTCACTATGCAGGGTCGTCACTATACCTTTGTGCGTCTTGAAATGCCTAAGGAAGTGTTTGACACTTTGATTGCCGAAGCTAAACAAGCCAAGGCACAGTGATGAAAGCAATCGGTCTAGCAATCCTTGCCTTATCGTTGGTTGGCTGTAGTTCTTCTCCAAAGGTTGCAGCCAACAAACCACAATACTGTCATACCAGTCAGAACATTCTGGTCAAGAACGGTGAGACAGTTGACAGTGCGACTCTGTTAGAGTGTACTGATGATCAAATCAGGCGTATGCCAGCGGTCAAGTTAGGAATGGCTTCTAACTGTGGTTCGTTTAGCTATTGGATGAAATTAGGAGACAAGCATGTTCAGAGGCGCGGTATCAGTTGCCAAAAATTGGACGGTACTTGGGAAGTTATTAATACTGTTAACTAGCACTCCGGTGTTAGCCACAGATATCAATAACCCTAGGTTCTTCGACTATCGAAGCGGTCCAGCGGTAAGTGAGTTATTAAACATTGCCTTTGGTTGGTTTAAGACTCTTGACGACGAACAGAAATCAGCGTATTACCAAAGTATTACTCATGCGGTGATGTATGCTGAAAATGGCCAGAAGGTTGAATGGCATCAAAGCAATGCCAGCGGCTATAGTGTGCCTGTTATGACTTGGCCTAACGGTAGCGGTTACTGTCGTAGAATCTATATTCAGGCCATTGCCTATAACACTGAGCGTACCATGCATCGCACAGCCTGTTTTAGTAATCCGAATACTAAATGGCATTGGGTAAGGGAATAAATATTAGCTCAATGAAAATAAATTTAAGCGACAAAATCATAGCCTGGCTAGCATTACTCAGCGGATTGACTATATCCGCTGTTGCCATTTGGTACAGTGTGGCAGGACTGGTCAGTATTTTTGCTGCCGCAGTGATCCCCATCATTGTCATGGGTGTGGCTCTAGAGATTAGCAAACTGATTGCCACTGTATGGTTGAAATTAAATTGGACACGAGCTCCAGTTTTTATTAGAACATACCTGTTAGTGGCCATTGCCGTATTGATGCTGATCACCAGTATGGGTATCTTCGGCTTCTTGTCAAAGGCACATAGCGATGCTGGTCTAGTGTCCGGCGATGTAATGGCCAAGATCAGCGTCTACGATGAAAAGATTAAAACAGCCAAAGACAATATAGATGCTAACCGCAAGGCACTGAAACAAATGGACGAAGCTGTGGACCAAATCATGGGACGCAGTAGTGATGAAAAAGGTGCTGACAAAGCGGTACAGATCCGCAGAAGTCAAGCCAAAGAGCGTGGCCGCTTACAGGCAGAGATTGCAGCCGAACAGAAAACAATTGCCAGCCTCAACGAAGCCCGTGCCCCTATTGCCGCAGAAGTTCGCAAAGTTGAAGCTGAAGTCGGACCTATAAAATATATTGCTAATTTTATCTACGGTGATAATCCAGACGCTAATATTCTAGAGAAAGCAGTTACCTGGGTAATCATTATTATTGTTTCGGTATTTGATCCGCTAGCCGTTATTCTGTTGTTGGCAAGCCAATACAGTTTTCAATGGTTTCGCCAAGCTCGAGAAGAACAACCTGCGGAGGGTGACAGCCCACCAGAGCCTGAACCTGTCGTAGACAACCAGCCACTCACTGTCACAGAACAACCTGTGGAAGATGATTTTAAATTCCTTGCAGAGTACGAGCCGGAACCTATCCCTTGTGTAAAATGTGGAACATCGTTGACTGAAGTTCCTAGCATCGGTCTTGTTTGTGCCAATCCTGACTGCGACCCTCCTGTTCAAGAAATAATAGAAGAAGAGAAAGAAGAAGAGAAAGAAGATCACGAAATAATGGCCTCTGCCGAAGTCGGTGAAAAAACTATAATGGCAGCATGGAAACATGATCATCCGGACAGCAGTTTAAAGCTACAACGCCGTTTACTCGAGCGTGGATTAATCAATAAACTTCCTTGGGAAAACTACCTATCACCGAAAGCAGATTTTATAGACGAAGCCGCAGAAGAAGCAGCCAAGTGGGCCGAAGAGCAAAGAACAAAAGCTGCTGGCATAGGTTACATGGAAAATGTAGACGGACAGCAAGTTAAGAAAACCATTGAAGGTTACACACAAAACGCTGAACAAAATGAAAGCACTATTTGGCAGCGTGTAAAGAAAGCAAAAGGCGAATAATGAGTGACAAAGTCCTGCTGGTCACAGCACCCGACGATACCCCAATCGATGCAATCAGACTTTTACTAGTGGACCTCACTCCAGAGCACACACAGGTGATTTCTGATGCTCTAAACGAATTTACAGCTATACCTAATATTGTTGCTTATATTTGGAGAACCGGTGATTCAGTAGATTGGCTGCTAGATAAAAAACACAAGAGTCACAGTATTATCTTTAATGCAGACAGCGAAGACCACATGATTACAGGTTATATGGCAGCTCAGTCAAATTCGCAGTATTTTGGCCTACTAAAAACTTTACGGAATGTGAACAATAATGCTATATATAATGTTAACGACTGTGTAAGTCTTATCAATAACCTAATAATTAGATATGAATAATAAAAAACCATTTGGTAGAGTAGTAGTACTCAAAGAAAACGAAAACATCAGCCAAGCTCTTCGCCGCTTCAAGAAGAAGGTTGAAGACAGTGGTGTTCTAGACGAACTTAGACAAAAAGAGTTCTATGAAAAACCAACAACCAAACGCAAACGCCTAAAAGGTGCTGCCAAGGCCCGTTGGAACAAAAAACTTCGTGAAAACGAATTACCTAAAAAAATGTTTTAATCTATTGACTATTGGTCAGAAAGGTAGTATAATAACTGTATGCAAACAGATATTATGATAGACTTGGAAACACTAGATGTTCTCCCCACAGCAACCATTTTAACCATCGGAGCAGTTAAGTTTGATCCTTTTGGCGACGACATAAACGAAAAGAAAGCTGAAAAGTTTTATGTTCGTGTAGATGTCGACAGTTGCGATGCACTCGGCGGCACCGTTAGCCAAAGTACACTAGACTGGTGGGCTCAGCAAGAAAAGGCTGCACAAGACGAAGCCTTTGATCCTGCTAATCGTATTTCAATCACAGATGCCATGGCACAACTTTACAAGTTCTGTTGGGGTGCCAAGCGTGTTTGGAGTCACGGTGCAGGATTTGATGTTCCTATTTGTGAGTACTATTATCGTAAAACTGGAAAAGCCATTCCATGGCAGTTCTGGGAATCACGATGCACTCGAACATTGTTTGACATCGGTATTAATCCCAACCGCCCTCCTGTGCTAAAACATCATGCTCTAGAAGATGCGTGGAATCAAGCGGTAGGTGTTCAAAATGTACTGAGGGCACTCCGCACTACCACTAAGTATGACGGCGGATTAATTGTGCCGTTTGCAAATCAAAGGTAATATATGGATAGTCAAACTAAAGAAGTAATGGACATTCTACAAGAAGAGTGTGCAGAAGTTATACAAGCGGTAAGCAAGATCAGCAGATTTGGACTTGATAATCTCAAGCCAGGCAAACCCAAAACTAACAGGGAACACTTGGAAGAAGAGCTAGGCGACCTGTATGCCATGATTGAAATCCTGCAAGAACTAGATGTAGTTAGCTGGGCTAATATTGAACAAGCTGCCGCAGCCAAGCGTGAAAAATTAAAAATTTGGTCAAATATCTTTAAAACAGAAAATATTTGATATAAATAAAATCGTAAACTGTACCAATAGGGCAGTTCATAGAGCATAGTGCTCACAAATTAGATCTTACTTTATAAGGAGATGACATCATGTCAAAGATCATCGGTATTGACCTCGGCACCACCAACTCATGTGTGGCAATCGTCGAAAACGGAAACCCCAAAGTTATTGAAAATTCAGAAGGTGCTAGAACTACACCTAGTATTGTTGCCTATGCCAACGACGAAATTCTTGTAGGTGCAAGTGCAAAGCGTCAGTCAGTTACTAATCCCAAGAATACAATTTATGCTGCCAAGCGACTAATTGGTCGCAAGTTCACTGAAAAAGCAGTTCAGAAAGACATCGATCTAATGCCTTACGAAATCATGGAAGCCAAGAACGGCGATGCATGGGTTCGTGCTACAGGTAAAGAATTAGCACCACCACAAATTTCAGCGGAAGTTCTTCGCAAGATGAAGAAGACCGCAGAGGACTATCTAGGACATGAAGTTACCCAAGCAGTTATCACAGTTCCTGCGTACTTTAACGACAGCCAAAGACAGGCAACTAAGGACGCTGGCCAAATTGCCGGCTTGGAAGTACTTCGTATTATTAATGAACCTACTGCGGCAGCTCTTGCTTATGGTGTTGACAAAGCTGACAGTAAAGATCGCAAAATTGCTGTTTACGACCTCGGTGGCGGTACTTTCGATGTATCGATTATTGAAATCGCGAATGTCGAAGGCGATAAGCAGATCGAAGTACTAAGCACCAACGGAGACACATTCCTTGGAGGTGAAGACTTTGACCAACGCATTATGGATTTCTTAGTCGACGAGTTCAAGAAAGAAAATGCTGTTGACTTAAAACAAGATGTTTTGGCACTCCAGCGTCTGAAAGAAGCTGCTGAAAAAGCCAAGATTGAATTGTCTAGTTCTGCACAGACCAGTGTCAACTTGCCTTACATCACAGCAGATGCCAGCGGCCCTAAGCACATGAATGTGACTATTAGTCGTAGCAAACTAGAAAGCCTAGTTGACGAACTAATTCAACGCAGTATCGAACCTTGCCGTACAGCCATGAAAGATGCAGGCGTTACTGCCGCAGACATCGACGAAGTTATTCTAGTCGGAGGCATGACTCGTATGCCTAAGGTGCAAGAAGCAGTTGAGAAATTGTTTGGCAAAGCACCACGCAAAGATGTCAACCCAGACGAAGCAGTTGCCGCAGGCGCAGCTATTCAAGGTGCAGTGTTAGGCGGCGACCGTACTGATGTGTTGTTGCTAGATGTGACTCCATTGTCATTGGGCATTGAAACACTAGGCGGAGTGATGAGCAAGATCATCCAGAAGAACACAACTATTCCTACTAAGGGACAGCAGACATTCTCAACAGCAGATGACAATCAGCCAGCAGTTGACATTAAGGTGTTCCAAGGTGAGCGTGAACTTGTACAACACAACAAGTTGTTAGGTGAATTCAAACTAGACGGTATTCAACCACAACGCCGTGGCCAGCCACAGATTGAAGTTACTTTCGACATTGATGCCAACGGTATCATGCACATTGCTGCCAAGGATAAAACCACAGGCAAAGAAAACAAGATCACTATCAAATCAGATAGCGGTCTAAGCAAAGCAGAAATTGAACGTATGATTCAAGAAGCTGAAATCAATGCAGAAAGCGATAAGAAGGCTCGCGCCTTAATCGACACACGCAATTCAGCAGAAGCACAGCTACACGAAGTTCGTAAGGATCTAGCTGACCACGGTGATAAAATTACTGAGGAACAGAAGACAGAAATTGAGACAGTGATCAAAGCAGTTGAAGAAGCTACCAAAGGCGAAGACGCTGAAAAGATTACAGAAGAGCTCAACAAAGTATATCCGGCAATGAAAGCATTGTTGGATGCCAAGACTGCCGCAGAACAGGCTGCTCAACAACCAGCAGCCGAAGCCAAAGCAGAAGACAATGTGGTCGACGCTACTTTCACAGAGAATAAGGCCTAATTGTCAAATAGGGGGTACTTTCGAGGCCCCCATTGTTCTTACTTTATAAGGAGACTATTATGAACAATCAACAACTAACTAGACTAGACTCGCTCAGCAGAGCATTAATTGGTTTTGACACAATGTTTGATCAAATGGAACGTAGATTTGCAAACCAAGTGTCTACCAACTATCCACCATTTAATATTGTTAAATGGAATGAAGATCAGTACGAAATTCAAATCGCAATCACAGGCTTTGAGAAAGAAGAAATCAGAGTAGAAGTTGAGCAAAATCAACTGACTGTATATGGTGAATCTACAGATATGTCTTTAGGCGATGCCATGTACATTCATCGTGGACTTGCTACACGAGATTTTGAAAGAACCTTTACTCTAGCAGAGCACATGGAAGTCAAAGGTGCTGCAACTAAAAACGGTATGTTGAGAATTCAAATTTTCCGCAACATTCCGGAATCGGCAAAACCCAAGATCATCGATATCGTGGAAATTAAATAAAAAACAGGGGGAAGGAAACTTCCCCCACCCCAAGGAGGAAATATGGGCACAGAAATTCAAACAGAAGAAAAAATAGCAGTATCATTACAACCTCCTAGTCTTTGGAAGGTTATATTTCTCAACGACGATTCAACTCCTATGGAGTTTGTAATCGAACTGTTGACATCAATATTCAAACACACAGAAACTTCAGCCAAAGAAGTCACACTAGAAGTACACAATACCGGCAGCGGCATAGCTGGCGTTTATGCACATGAAATTGCAGAACAACTAGGCATCGAAGCTACAAAATCAGCTAGATCCAACGGCTTTCAACTTCAAATCAATATTGAACAAGAATGACCTTTAATGATATCAAAATCTTATGGCATCTTTCGTCGGGTGCTAAAAGATTTGGATATTGGATAATGATAAGAAATCATAGTCCTAAAAAAGGACAGGCAGCAAGAAAAGGAATCGTTGCATTTTTTCAAGCAGGACTAGGACCTATGGGAGTTCGTTGGCAGTATCAAAAATGCAGTAACGGTGACTACATTCTTAAACTAGATGATGAAAGAGATTTCTTATTTTTTCTGCTCAAGATAAAATAGAATTAAATACACATATTATGAGCCTAAGAGAAATTACCAAAGACCTCCATCACGAGGCAGAAACTACAACATTTGCCAAGATGCTACTGAGTGGCAAAATTGGCCGAGAAGACTACAGAAACTATCTGTACAATTTGTTGGCAATCTATGATCCGATTGAATGGTACTGCCAGCGTCAAGGCTTTCTTGTCACAATGCCCGACTTGCCTAGATTAAAAGGCATCCATGCAGATTTTCAAGAATTAGATGATGGATCGTATTGCTATCTTACTCCAGCAACACTTGAGTATCAAGCATACTTACATAAACTAGGAAACAATGAACACCGTAAACATCTTATTAAAGCGCATTTATACTGCCGTCATATGGGCGACCTATTCGGTGGTCAAATCATTAAGAAACAAGTAGCACATATCAGCAAGGGCAAGTTTTATAATTTTGAAAACGGCGATGCTATGAAAACGGCTATCCGTGTAACACTTACAGACGACCTCGGAGACGAGGCTAGAGTAGCATTTGAATACGCTATTAAAATGATGCGAGATCTTTACAATGGAGAGTAAAGTCTGGGATACATTAATTGATATTCAAAAATACTTTGAACAGCAGTTCTATGCCACAGGCAGTATTATACATGAACCCGGAATGGATCGTTTTAATCAGCCAGGTTGGGTCAACAAAGTTTGGCAAAGTAGTCTCTATCGTAGAGCACATATTGATGTGGTAGATGCCCGAGAAACCAAAGGGCTTTGGATGATGCATTGCTGTATTTTTCCGTATACACACAATCCTGCACCTATTTTTGGCTTTGATGTAATTGCTGGTAAAAATAAAATCACCGGTTGTTTTATTGATTATAGTCCTGCTGGGGATACCGAACATCCGATGATTGAATACTTTGGAGACGAAGTAGGTCGCTACGAATGGAATAAAAAGCGTAAATTACCGGAGTGGGCAGAGCGTATTTTCAGCGAACATATGGTAGCCGCAGGAAATGTGAACGATGAGAACGAATTAAAGCAACTTATAAGTTTGGCACATATTTTAGTTAATCACTACCTAGAAACAGTAGGCGAAACTAACAATACTGCTAATAATACTACAGAAGCACAGAACTACTACTGCGAAAATCAGAAGCAAAACCCACATACCCCCAAAGTTATGGTTAGTCTAGGGCTAAGTGAAGACGATGTACAGGTGTTTATACAGGATTGCCTGTTCCCTGAAATACGATAAATAACTGTATGAGAGCCTTTGAATTCCTTTTAGAAAAATCTACCGCCCCCACTGATCCTAACGCAGTGCCTGGAGATCCCTCCACAGATCCTTTGTATAATCTTAAATTAGCTGTTGCTCATAAGATTAAAGAAATGCCAATAAATCCTGCAACTGAAAAAGCCTTGCACGAAGTTGAAGATCTGTTAAGTAGAATCATGGCAGGTGGCCGATCAGAATCAGTCTCTGGTGAATTACAGGCTATCAATGATCCGGATGTAAATGCCGCCCAAAAATTACTGGCCAAATATATTATAAGTATGGAATCATCTCCTGCAGATCGTGCTGCAATGATGAAGCAGTGGGCAACTGAGGAAGGACTAGTAAACATAAAAACCCTGTTAACACCGGGAAAAAATACTGTAGCTACTATTGTCAACGGATACACCAAGAACCCAGCAATCAAAGAGCTGACAGATGATCTATCAGGTGTTGCCAGCCTTGGTCAAGGTAAAGGAGAATTCTTGCTATCAGTATTCTCTAAAATGATTACTAAGGCAAAGAAAGGTGACTTAGCTATCGAAGGATTTGGTAATCTTGAAGTTAAAACTACTGATGTAGGTGCTGCTCGATTCTACGATCAACAGGTTCGCCCAACCAAATCTTTTCAAGGTGCAGTCAACGATTTTATTGCTACCTACAAAGAAACAATTAATACTGCTAAATTAATGAGTCCAACAGGTATGAATTTAGATCAGTTGATTTCTTTGAGAAAAGCCTTGCCCCCAGAAAACAATCCAGAATTTAAAGAAAAGTTGTCGGCAGTGATTTCTAATATTTTCGCAACAAACGCAGATTTGGCACAGCCAATAATTGATGCTATTATGGTAGATAATTTAAATCAAGCAAAGCAGCGTTATGCAGTAGCCTGTCTTAATAACTATATGGCGGCTAAAGTTGACGATAAAGGCATGCTGGTTATCAATCTTACCAAAAATCCATTTAGCTTTGTATTCTTCACTGATAATCAAACACTAAATGCAGGCGGAATGCGGTTACACGCCAGTACAGCGTATCCTGTAACAAACGATCCAAGAAATGCATATCCACAAACGGATATTGTAGACACTTCTCGGGCTCAAGAATAACTGAGTTTCATTAAATAGCTATATAAATAGCTAACATGGAAATCTTACTCCTATTATTACTTTTTCAGATCAAGCACTGGTACGCTGATTTCAAAATCCAGACCTACATGCAGACCGTTAAAAAAGGTGTGTGGTTAGATCCTATTGGCATAAGCCATACACTGGATCATATCTGGACAACTCTAGTGGTTTTGTTTGTGTTCAGTTTTTTACATCCCATTGCCGTTACTGCTATTATTACCATTGCAGTCTGTGAAGGCGTATACCACTATATAGTTGACTACACCAAGGTAAAGTATGGTTGCAAAGACAATACTAAACCCCTATTCTGGAACCAATTCGGTCTAGACCAACTAGCGCATCAAGCATCTTACTTGGTCATTGCGGCCTATGTCTGCCTTTAGATAACTCATAGTTTAATCTAGAACAACTCCTGCTAAATATTACTATCGTATACCGGGAGCGAATCGGAAATGAAAAAAATCTTAGTGACACTAAGTGTATTGCTGTCAGCGTCTCTATCTCAGGCAGAGCTAGTACAACAATTTAAAAATCCAGCATTCAGCGGCATTGGCTTCAGCAGTCATGTGTTGACCATTGACAGCATAGAAAAATCACGCCGTGATGCAATCGAAGCAGATAAAAAATCTGCCATTGCCAAAGCAGAAGCAGAACTGCTAAACACACCTTTGAATAGATTTATGAGTCTATTCCAAAGTCAAATATATGCTCAACTTGCCACACAGTTAAGCAATAACCTATTCACAAACAAATGTTCAGCCGCAGATGGCACAGCAATTCCAGGTTGTGTAAATCCAACAACAGGTACTTTTGCCCTAGACGGTAACACAGTTACTTGGGCCAAGGCCAACGACAAAGTCACACTGACCGTGGTAGATGCCAAAGGCACTGTTACTACAGTAGTAGTTCCAATTGCCAGCTTTAGTTTTTAAGGATAAAATATGAAAGCAATTAAATTATCCTTAATCACAATCGCAGTGGCAATGGCCTTGGCCGGCTGTTCAACTGTTCGCCCATTAGGCAACACCAAGAACAACGAAGAAGCCACAGTTTCAAACACTATCAACAAGAGTTTTGGTAATGTTCCTGCACCAGCAGGCCCAGCAGTCACCGTGGCAGTATATGGATTCAAAGACCTAACAGGACAGCGTAAGCCTAGCTCAACACTCAGTTTGTTTTCAACAGCAGTTACACAGGGTGCAGAAGCATACCTAATGAAGAGTCTACAAGAAGTTGGCAACCGTCAATGGTTCACAGTGGTTGAGCGTGTTGGCCTAGACAACTTGTTGAAAGAACGCCAGATGATCAAACAGACTCGTGAGATCTATGATGGTGCTAATGCTAAAATGCTACCTCCACTACAGATGGCAGGTGTTATTCTAGAAGGTGGCATTATTGACTATAATTCAAATACCCTAACAGGTGGCACAGGTGCTAGGATATTTGGTATTGGAGCGCAGACTGCCTACACACAAGATGTGGTAGTTATCAGCTTACGATTGGTAAGCGTACAAACTGGTGAAGTGCTTACCACAGTAACCGTGGAGAAGAACTTGCTCAGTACCGCCGATGGCGCCACAGCGTTGAAGTTCTTCAACCAAGCTACACAAGCATTTGAGTTTGACTCTAGCCAAACATTCAACGAACCAGGAAACTATGCACTGCGTTCAGCTATTGAAACAGCAGTTATTGAGTTGATTAATAAGGGTGAGCGTAATGGCTTGTGGAAATTCAAGGAGAAATCTAATGAGTTGGTTCAAACACAAGCCCCGGCCAAAGACGCAGCCAAAGCTACATCCACACCATCACAGCCCGATAGCAGAAAAGATAATGGAGCAGAAAAAACTCCAATATCGGGGGCAGTTGACGCAAACGGAAACCCAATCCGATCAGGAAATTAAAATAACTCACAAGGTTAGGAGAACATAATGAAACAAACAATTATAACAATATTACTTGCAGCGGCATTTCCAGTAATGGCCCAGACCGCTGTGTCGGCTCCAAGTGCGCCTGTGATTCCAAACATGGTCACAGTTAGCCCTAACGCAATAGCTGCCTTGGCCATTGCTACAACTAACAAGATCTTCATTGATCAGAGCGGCGACAATCCCAATGTCAACATGACACAAGAGGGCACAGGCAATGCTGCCGGAAGTGGTGGCCGTCCTGTGTACCTACGCGGTATCGATCAAATCATTGTTACCCGTCAGATTGGTATTAACAATGACATTAGTCTAGAAGCAGTTAATGATACAACAGGCTCAAGCAAAGGTGTTAATATCACCATTCAACAGATTGGCGATAGCAACAGAGTCGACGCTGCCTGCGGATATGGTACAGCATCAGCAGGTGGAACAGCCCTGACAGGTTGTAATGCTGCTGACCTAAACTGGATGTTTACTGGCGATAGCAACGACTTTCAATTCCGTGGAACAGGCGACGACCTAAAGAGCGCAGTTGATGTCACAGGTAACAGCAACCTTTTCCGTATTGACGCCATTGGTGACAAGCACAGTCAAACTATCAAAGTGGTAGGTGATACCAATACATTTGATATCAACCAACGCTCAACAGGTGCTGCTGGATCCAGCGTTTGGGTAGACTTAACAGGCAACAGTAATACTTTTACCATAAGTCAGACTGGTACTATTGACAGTGTTGTTAATATCAAGAGCGTGTCCAACTCAGGCATGTTCAATATAACGCAAAGAAACTAAGGGGGCAACATGAGAGTTGCCTCTCTTATCATCGGCTTATTAGTAGCTGGTTCAGCCTGGGCGGAAATCGGTTCAGTTACCGAGGCATCAGGTACGGCTATCATTAAGCGTGGTAAAGACACTATTCAAATTGCCAAAGGCACGCAGATAAAGGTCAACGACAAAGTTGAAACCAAGAACGGAAAAGTCAAGATCGTTTTTAAAGACGATACAAATGTCACTGTTACTGAGTCAAGTAGCCTTGTTATTGACGACTTCGTTTATGATCCTAAAAGCGGAGCTGGCAAGTTGGGACTCAAAGCCGCAGCCGGCACAGTCCGTTATGTGTCAGGAAGCATTGCCAAAGATCCCAAGAACGTAAAAATCAACACACCCACAGCGGCCATTGCTGTTCGTGGCACTGACTTTGTCATGGCTGTGAGCGAAACCGGCGCCAGCATGATCATGCTGATGCCACGTTGTGAAATAGAACAAAATGTAAACCTTAAAGGTCTTACCTGTGGCAGTGGTGCTATTGATGTGGAAACACCAGCAGGTATCGTTAAGTTGAATCGTCCTTATCAAGCTACTTTAGTCGAAACACTAAATGGCATGCCTAGTCCTGCTGTTGTCGTTGCTCTTAACGGTATGGCCATTGGCAACAATCTAATGGTTAATCCGCCACGAACAACTACCGGCCTAAATGTAATTGCTGCTGCTCGCGCCGCCGCAGTGGCCACTGGCGATGCTAAAAAGTCAGATAACAAAGACAAGAAAGAAGATAAAGAAGACAAGGATGATGCCAAGGAAGAACGACAACAAGCTGCCAACAAAGAAGGTGGCAATGCTCGCGCATCAAAGCAGGGCCGCAGCGCCAATGAAGGTGATGAAGATCCCGAGAACAGAACTAAGGTTGGTCTAGATACAGCTGGAAATAAAGATGCACTAGTTAATGATGTAGCCGCAGTCAGTGACACTGAAAATCCTTATGTTAAAAAATTATGGAAAGACAAGAGCGAAACACAACAGGTAGGCTGGATGTATGAAAGTCTAAGTCCTAACAGTCGCAACTATGCCAATGTGGTTATGCCTATCAATACACAGGTGCAGGTCACAGTAACTCAGGACATGCAGACTAACAGTTGGAACTTTAGCAGTGGTAAAGCAGTGGGGCAGATTGTTATCAATCAGAACTTTAGATAATGATATGGATGAAGAATACATTTTTCAATTGGTATGTGGTGCTTTAACAGTGGTATCACTAATTGGATTAGCGTGTTATATAATTTTTATAAGATGAAAAAGATATTTTTATTGTTATTGTTGTTATGCTCAAATGCTTTTGGTCAAGCAGGGTTTGAAACAGGAAATTTAAATGGCTGGACCACGTCCGGTGGTGATGTAACTGCTAGCCAGGCATTGACAAACTTCTCAGCAGGTGGCGGAAAAACTTGGACTATCAATCCTTATGGCACTTGGATGGGTAAACTATTTCCGTCGGGCAATGTTCAATTTAATAGTGCTACAACAAGTCTAGGTCTAAACTCTACAGAAAATACTGCTATTAGACAGTTTATGAATACAAATGCCGGTGGTGGAGATCCAACACCTACTAACGCCAGCTGGATGAAAAGAACAATGACATTGACAGCAGGAACATCATATTCTTTTGCTTGGAACTACCTAAGCACCGACTATACTCCGTTCAACGATGGATCTATGGTCACACTGGTTCATTCTACCAATGGCAGCATTACCCCCACACTAAACAACAGCCAACAACGCTACGGCCTATTAGGATTTACCAACCCTGGTACAGGTAACTACTCAACTGATAGTTATGGCAGCACAGGTTGGCAACGAGTAACATTCACTGTTCCCGAAACAGGAGATTATGTATTGGGATTTGCCACGTTTAATCTAGGTGATACAGCACTGAGCCCTATGTTGTTTGTTGATGAGATACAAGGAACAACATTATTAAACGGATCTTCATTTGCGCCTGTTGAACCAAACGCCGGAAGTAATGTTCCAACTGCGGGCGGTGGTGGCGCAGTTGAACCTACATGGCCAGCAACCAGTGATATCACTGCTGGACAGACTACACAAAAAAATTCTGCCAAGGGTCGTGTTGCTAACATACTGTTAGGCAACTATGTTTATATTGATCAAAAGATCGGCAGTAGTGGCAATACAGTGACTATTGAACAAACCGGCAACTATAACAAAATAGCAGGTATAGGTGGCACAGAGTATGCCATCATCAATGGCGATAACAATACTGTCAACATCAAACAAGGTGACACACTAGGTAAGAACTTGATTGAGTTTAACGTAGTAGGCAACACAAATAACATTACTCTATGGCAAGCACGTAATCCCACAACAGGCCTACAGGATGGCAGTGAGAGTGGCGGACACTATATGGGCTTAAACATAAATGGCAGCACCAACACTCTAAGTCTAAAACAAAGCAATGATGGCGGCACTACCAGCGGACACTTTGCCTACGTTGACATCACAGGCAATAACAATCAAGGAACACTGAAACAGAGTGGCAATGGTGAGAAAACATTCTTTGGTATAGTCAACGGTAATACTAACATAT